TCATTCCACGCCGTCGTAGAACAGGTGCCGGCCGATCTCCGCGCACGGCGAATGGCCAGTGGCCCAGGACGGGTGCAGGCCGAGACGGTGGTAGTGCGTGGCCCCGCCGGTCGGATCGGGCAGCAGCCCGGCAACGGCGCGGCGCGCCACGCGCAGGCAGGTGGCGAACACCGGGTCGGCCGCCGTGACCGCCAGCAGCTTGGCCCGGTTCGGGTCGTTCGCGTTCCAGCACGAAAACTGGTAGGGCTTGCGGCACACGGCGACGATGCTGCCGCCCCACCAGTGGCCGCCACGCCGTTCGGCTCGCCGGACGCGGTTGACCACCACCGCCGCCACCGCCTCGATTCCCCGAACCGGTTCGCCGCGCGCCTCGCCCCACAGGGTGCGGGCGAGGGTGTCGACCGCTTCTTCGGTGGGCCCACCGGCGGCCGGGGGCGCGGTGGAAGGGGCCGGCGGCGCCGTGGTGGCGGGAGTGGCGGCCGGCGTCGCGGCGGACATCGGGACCAGAGACATCGGGACCAGAGACATCGGGACCAGACGGGCGCGGCTCATCGCACACCCCCGTCGGCGACGCCGCAGTCCAGCTTGCGCTCGATGCGCAGCAGGTGATCGGTCAGGCGCGTTTCCACGTCCTTCAGCGTGCCGAAGGAGACGTAGGTCTTGGCGACCTCCAGCTTGTAGGCGGCGAGGCTTTCGCGGACCTGCGCCTGCGCCGCCTCCGCGCGGGTGCGCAGCGCGGCCAGGGCGTCCTCGGAATCCTTGCGCAGCCGCGCGATCAGCCAGAACAGGCCGCCGAAAACAGGCAGCTCGACGGCCGTGATCCACCAGACCACGTTCATGGTTTCAGGCATCGACATCTCCGTTACAGAAAGAAAATATTGTTGATGGCCGTTCAAAACGGGCGCCGAGATCGACGATTACTCTTGCGCATTACCCCCGATGCGGTAGCTTCGCGTCGTTGCCCGGCCCATCGGCGCGGCAACGTCTTGGGACACGAAGACTGGGGGAAATAATGCTTCGTACGCTTGCTTTGTCGTCGGTGCTGGTCGTCGGCCTCGCGGGGGCGGCGCTGGCGCAGTCGGCCAACGTCGTCGGCACCTACACCTACAACGGCACCGACACCGACGGTTCGGCCTACAAGGAGGCCGGCACCGTCGTGGTGACGAACGAGAAGTCGGGCGCGCTGAGCGTGAAGTGGGACGGCGGCGACTACGTCGGCGTCGGCCAGGTGACCGGCAGCGTCCTGGCGATCGCGGCCGTGCTGGATGGCAAGAACACCATCATGCTGATGAACGTGAACCCCGACGGCACCCTGTCGGGCCCGTGGTGGCGCCGCACCGATCCGGGCAACAAGGGCACCGAGGTCTGGAAGAAGAAGTAAGCGGCCGGTGTTTCCCGCCGCCGGGATGCCCGGCGGCGGGAACTCATACGTCCCACTCCGCCGCGGCCACCACCGCGCCCGGGCGCCAGTCCGTGGGCCGGGCGGGAGGCGGCGGGTGTTCGAAGCGGATGGGTTCGGCCAGCAGGCAGCCGGCCACCGCGTCCAGCGCGTCGTCGCGCACGCCGCTGCGCCCCTGCGGGCGCCATTCGCGCATCTCGCGGATGAACGGCGTGTCCCACAGCGAGACGTGCGCGTGGAGGCGCCCCGCCGCGAGGCGCGCGTCGAACCCCTCCAGGATCCGCTTCGCCTTCGGCTTGGTGGAGGTCACGCCGATCACCGACGCCGCCACCCCGGCGCGCCGCATCTCCGCGCGCAGCTGTTCGGGCAGGAAGCGGCCCAGCCCGTTCTGCTCCACATAGATGCCCGGCAGGTTCAGGTCGCGGACGAAGGCGGTGACGGCGCGGCACTGCTGCACCGCGCGCTGCGTCGGGTCGTTCCGGTCGATGCGCAGGTACAGCACGCGGTGCAGGTGGTGGTTCCCGGCCGCGTCGGTGAACACGGCGGCCACCACGCTGTCGTCGCCCGGCGGCCGGCCATCCTCGTCCGGCGCCGCGCAGGACGGGTCCCACCACGCGGTGGCCGACATCAGGCGCACGCCGTTCAGCGTCAGCATCGCCTGCCCCTGCCCCTCGTGATAGACCAGCTCGTGCCGGTAGGGGCGCAGGTCGTCGGGGTCGAGGCGGCTGGCGCTCGCCGGCACCGGCTGGAGCAGCATCTGGCTGGCGAACTTGTTGGGGCCGGAGCGGCGGCGGATGCGCTCCACATGCTCCAGCGGGAAGCGCTCCGGCCAGGCGCTGCGATCCTTGTCGACGACCGGCAGGACGAGGCGGCGGAAGCCATCCAGGAATGGCCGGCTCTCGCCCGCGTCGGCGTGCCCCTCCTCGGCGTAGATGGTGTAGTGGCTGTGCGGCGTGCCGACGTAGAGCTGCACACCCCCCGGCACCAGCAGGAAGTCGACCTCGCGCAGCACCTCGCGCAGGGTTTCGCGCTTCAGCGCCGTGTCGGCGGTGCGCGGGACCTCGACGTCGTCGCAGATCACCACGTCGGCGCGGTTGCCGGTGACGTTGCCGTCCACCCCGGCCGCCAGCATGGAGGGGTCGCGCAGTTCCAGCCGGCGCACCACGGTGAACTGGTCGGCCGCCCACTGGTCGCGCTCCTTCGGTTTCAGGCCGCGGGTCATGGGGTGGCGCTCGATGATGCGCTTGACGTTGCGCACCATCTTCTTCGCCAGCCGCAGGTCGGCGGCCAGGACCAGCAGGCGCCGGTTGGGGTCGCGGCACAGCAGCCACGCGGCGAACAGCCCGACCAGCGTCGACTTGCCCGCCCCGCGGAAGGCCATCAGCAGCAGGTGCCGCTGCCCGCGGTCGAGGAAGCAGTTGAGCCACGCGCCGATGCCGTGGTGATGGAACGGCGTCGTCTGATCTTGCTGCCGGTTCCACGCCTCCACGAAGTGGCGGAAGGAAATGTCGCTGTTGTCCTCAGGCGTCACGGGTTGCGTCCCAGGATGAACCAGTTGGCGCCGTTCGACAGGACGGTGACGGCGTGTCCGTATGCGGCCAGAACGATCGCCTCGTTGTCCGGCCCGCCGCCGCCCGGCTTGGTGACGGTCACGGCAGAGCCCGAGGTGTCGGCCTTCTTGATGGTGACCGGGCGGCCCACGGCGTGCGCGGCGCCGGGGGCGGGCAGCCGCACCTCCACCGCACCCGCGAAGGCGCTGACCAGATAGAGCGACTGGTCGAGCGTCGGCTCGAACAGGCCGGGCTGGTCGCGGTAGGCGGCGTTGAGCGGATGCGCGTTGCCGCCGACGATCCACCAGTTCGCACCGTTGGACACCACGGTGACGTAGTCGAAGCGGTTGCCCAGGCTGACGCTGCGCCCGTCCGGCCCCGGCCCGCCGGATTCGGTGATCGTGACGGCGTTGGCGGAGGCGTCCGTCTTCTTGATGGTGAGCGTGTGGCCGTTGGCGGCGGAGGCCGTGGGCAGCCGTGCCTCCACCGCGCCGCCGTAGGCGCTGAGCAGCACCATGGAGCTGGACAGTTCCAGCGCCACCACGCCGCCGGCCGCGGGTTCGACGTATTCGGTGTCGTAGCGCAGCGCCTCCACCACCAGTTCGCTGACGCGGGTGGCGCCCAGGCGATTCTTGTCCGGGTAGCCGGCGTTGTAGGCCGTATACCGTCCACCCGAGAGGTCGAGGATCGCCGGGCCGGCGCTGGCCGACAGCAGGTTGACGATGCAGGTCTCCACCGATCCCGCCTCCAGCACCACGTTGGGCACGCCGCCCAGCGTCTCGCAGTAGAGGTTGAGGATCAGCGTCTTGTCGGTGTCGGCACCGACGCGGAAGCAGGCGCCGGCCCCGGTGGACAGGTTGGCCTCGCAATCCACGAAGGCGTTGTTGAAGCGGCCGTGTTCGACGCGGAAGCCGTCGCCGGAGATGGCGGCCGAGAGCGAGTAGACGCGCACCATGTGGAAGCGGTTGGCGTTCGGCGTATCGCCCGCCCCGCTTTTCGTCAGCCAGACGCCGTGCACCGCCGGCTTGGCCACCAGCACGCGGGCGATCTGGTTCCAGTAGCACGGCCGGCCGGGATCCGCATGGCCGTCGAGGACGAGGCCGTAGGACGACTCCCAGATGGTGAGGTCGGTCAGCGTGTTCTGCACGCACGGGCCGTCGCGGCCGAACAGGCGCACGCCGGCCAGCCCCTTTTCCAGCCGCAGATCGCGCACGGTGGCATAGCCGTCCGGCAGGTGCAGCAGGTCGAAGCCGAAGCCGGAGGCGCGCAGGATCGACGACTGCCCGGCGCCGGACAGCGTCTGGCCGTAGCCCACGGTGATGGTGTTGGAGACGCGGTAGGTGCCGGACGGCAGGTGCACGGCTTGCGCCGCCGTCAGCGCCGCCTGGATGGCCAGCGTGTCGTCGACGATGCCGTCGCCGATGGCGCCGAAGTCCTTCACCGACACGGCGTCGGCCAGCTTGTCGCGGATCGGCCGGGCGACGGCGCCGGGGCCGGACGGCAGGTAGGTGGACAGCGCCTCCTCGTTCACGGGGGGGCGGACGGTGGGGTTGCCGGCGCCGTCGAAGGCCAGCAGCGCGCCGGCGCGCGCGGTGCGGCCGGGCAGCACGGGCGACGCCGGCAGGTCGGTGTCGGCGTAGCGCAGCATCAGCTCCTGGTCGCCGGCCACCTGCTGGAGGCAGGCGGTGAGCACGTCCAGCTCGCGGTTCAGCGCGGAGGCTGTCAGCGGACCGCTCTCCAGGAAGTCGGTCATCCGCTCCACCGGCACGCGGCGGCGCAGGGTGACCGTGGTGCCGGCGGCGGGGGCGGACGCGAAGGCGACGGTGCCGCCGGCGCTGTCCCCGGCGCCGGACACGGTGTAGCCGGTGGACTGGAGGGCGGCGCCCAGGAAGACCTGCACATCCTCCGACGCGAAGACCGGGAACGGGAAGGTGAAGGCGGCCTGCGTGCCGTCGGCGACGTACTGCGCGCGCGGCGTGCCGCGCGGGATCTGGATGGTCGCGGTCATGGGGGGCTCCGGAAGGCACCCCTCCCCCGGCCCCGCCGGGGGAGGGAGGGACCCGCGAAGCGGGAGGGTGGGGGCAAGGTCTTGCCGAGGATCAGCGAGTTGTAGGTTGGGTCTGGACCCAACGCCCTTCGCACGGCGGGGAATGTTGGGTTTTCGCCTGCGGCTCAACCCAACCTACGGCCGTGGATCCTTGGGGAAGGCGTTGCCCCCACCCTCCCAAGCTTCGCTTGGGTCCCTCCCTCCTCCTGCGGAGCAGGGGGAGGGGTTGAAGAGGCTCAGAAATACTTGCTCAAGAAAGCCAGGCGCTGGCGTTCGGCAAGTTGGGCCTGTTCGAGCAGGTTGCGGCGGCGGCGGTTGTCGATCTCCTGCTGGATCGCCTGGCGCTTCAGCTGGTCGACGCGCGCGGCCTCCTTGCCCTCGACGTCGGTCTCGTTGACGAGGCCGAGCAGGATCGCCTCGCCGGAGCCGTCGGCGGCGCTGACGCCCTGCCCGCCCAGGCTGGCGCGGCTGCGGGCCATGGCGCGGCGCAGCGCGTCGCGGCGGCGGCGCTCCTCGGCTTCGGCCTGGGCGGTGAGGGCCGCGAGGCGGCCCTGGGCATCGGCGTCCTGGGTGGCGGTCTCGGCCTGCTGGCGGGCAAGGGTCTGCGCCGCCTCCTGGTCCTGGGAGCGGGCGAGCCAGCCCAGCTCCTGCGAGCGCTGGGCGGTCTGCTGCGCCTGTTCCCAGGCGCGCTGCTGCTGCTGGCGCTCCCAGTCCTGGCGGCGCAGCTCGTCCTGGCGTTGCCATTCCAGGCGCTGCTGCTCGGCCGCGCGGCGGGCGTCCTCCTCGCGCTGGCGGCGTTCCTGTTCGGCCTTCTGCGCCAGGAGTTGGCGCTCGTAGTCGTACTGCTGCTGGGCGCTGGCGGCGCCACCGCCGCCGCCACTTGAGCTGGTCGAGCCGCCGCGCGAGAAGGCGCTGGACACCGTGGAGACGACGGGCGCCACGGCGGTGACGAAGGGGGTGATTCCGGCCATCAGTCGCTCACCTTCAATTCCATGGTGACGGAGAGGAGCGTGAAGGGCAGCGGCGCGTCCTGTTCGATGCGCCACAGCGGCACGTCGATGTCGCGCCGCCAGCCCAGGGCGCGCAGCCGCCGGTCGCCCGACACGCGCGGCGGCGCGCCGTCGGCGGGTTGGGGGCCGAAGCGGTGCAGCGGCAAGTCGTACAGCCCGCGCCCGACGTCGACGCGCAGCGCCGCCGTGTCCTCCAGCCGGAAGGTGACGGCGACGAGGCGCACCAGGGCACCATCGGCGACCTGCCCGATCAGGTTGGCAGGCAGCGGTTCGATGACGTGGGCGTAGGGCAGCCCGGCCTCAACGCGCGCCGCCGGCGGGTCGAGCGTGATGCGCCCGGCGGTGACGGGGACGGCGGCGCGCTGCACGCCGTCGGCCACGACGGCGACGCTGCGGCCCTCCAGGTGGTCCAGCCCGGACCAGACGGCGATGGGCGTCTCGCTCTCCCCCACCAGGGCGCTGTCGAGGTTGAGGGTGTCGTCGAACCGCTCGATGGTCCAGGCGCTGCCGCGCCGGACCAGCAGGTAGACGTCGTCGCCGACCACGGCGACGGAGCGCGCCTGCCCGTCGGTGGTCAGGCGCGTCCAGGCGGTCACCTGCTCCGCCCGGTAGACGGTCAGCGCGCCGATGGCGCCGTCCTCCATCACCACGAACAGCAGGCGGCGGCTCTTGTCGAAGTCCTGGTCGCGCGGCTTGCCGACGATGTGGCGGGCCAGCAGGGCAAGGTCGTTCGCCTGATAGGCGGCCTCGGCGTCGGTGTAGAGGAACTCCCGCACCTCCTTGCCGTTGCGCGAGACGAACAGGGTGGCGCCGTCCACGTCGCGCGGGGCCAGCGTGCGGTCGACGGGGGAACCGATGCGCGTCTGCCGGTTCAGCTGGATGTTCTGCGGCGTCAGCGGATCGCCCGACACCATGTACTCGGCCCCCGAGGTGAAGAGCTGCAGGTGGCGGCCGGAGAAGACGGCGCGGATGGCGTTCACCTGATCGGACAGGATGCCGAACTCGATCGCCTCGTCGTCCTGGCCGGTGCCGAGGTCGAAGTTCCAGATGTCGGCCGAGCGTGACAGCCACAGCCGGTTGGGCAGGTCGCGCGAGCCGCCGATGACCAGCCGGTCCTGGTGGAACGCCGCCGCCACCGGCCAGCCGCGGCGGGGGCCGAAGGCCTGTTCGTCCCAGTTCACCGTGGCGCCGGTGTTGGGCAGCGTCTGCCGCACCGTGACGTTGACCTGGGTGGCGGAGACGACGCCGGTGACCAGCACCTGCCTGCCCTGGATGCGCAGGCGCGTGTCCTCGTGCAGCGGGTCGAACACGGGGGCGGACGCGGTGACGGTGATGGCGCCGGTGGTGCCGGACGGGGTGAGCGTCACGGCGGCATCGGCGAAACGGTAGAAGGGCGTGCGCAGCGCCCCGTCCTCCTCCACGTACGTCCATTCGGCCAGCGTCCAGCTGGTGGCGCCGCTGCGCGTCAGTTTGCGCGGCGCCACGTCGGGGTGGCAGACCAGCAGGGTGTCCGCACTCTGCGTCCAGGTGATCTGGTCGAGCTGCGCGGCGGTCCAGGGGGCGTCGACCGAGGCGATGCGCGCGTCGTCCTGGTAGACGTCGATGACGCCGGCCGAGAAGGCCAGCAGGTAGACCTGCTCCGTGTTGAATTCGAACGCCACCAGCCGGCCGGGGCCGCGCGCCGCATCGACGAAGGCGAGGCCGGAGCGGCGGGTGACGCCGCCGGTGGGGTGGATGAACAGGTTGCGCAGGGACAGCGCCCCGTTGTCGTAGGCGCGCAGGTCGCCGCGCCCGAGCAGGCGGCGCGAGATCTCGCCCGCCGTGAAGTTGGTCTTGACCTGCCGGATCCGGGGCATCAGCCGCGCGCCTCGATCAGCGAGAAGTCCTCGAAGCCGGGCTGCACGTCCTGCTGCGCGTCGATCAGCCGGGCGCGGCGGAACTCCTGCTCGGCCAGCCGCTGGAGCACCTCGGCCCGGCTGGAGTTCTCGGTCAGCGGCAGGCAGAACTCGGCCGCGAGGCGGGCGATGAGCGCCTGATCGAAGAAGGCCGGAAAATCCTCGGGCTCCGGGCGGCAGACGTAGGTCAGCACGACGGCGTTGCTGGCCGTGTGCAGCGCCTTCCCGGCGATCCGGTAGTCCAGCCCGCGGCCCCGCCCGGCCCCGGCGGACAGCGCCCGCAGGAAGTCCGCGGGAAGCTGGAAGGCGTGCGCGTAGTCGGCCAGCGGCGCGGTGGCGAGGCGCGGCAAGGCGGCCTGCGCGGTGGCGAAGCTCCAGGCGCGGGCCGAGAGCAGCGCGTCGCGGGTGGGGGCGTACAGCGCGTCCGCCACTTCGGCTTCCGCCGTGCCCTCGTCGAAGGCGGCGATCGGCGCCGCGCCGATCTTCAGCAGCGCCCGGCTGCACAATCCGATCGCGGTGAGTGCCATGGGGAATTCCTTTTTGAACCCTCCCCCAGCCCCGCTGGGGGCGTGGAGCCGGTGCCGAAGGCAACGAGCGCCGGAGGCGATCGTAGGCGGAACGCGGTCGCCCGACTTGCGGGCGACCGTGGAGGGACCCACGCGCAGCGTGGGAGGGTGGGGGCAGCGGCCTGCCCGAGGATCAGCGGCCCGCCCGGCGTAGGTTGGGTCGAGACCCAACACCCCTCGCGTCGCTGGAACTGTTGGGTTTTCGCTGACGCTCAACCCAACCTACGATCACTGATCCTTGGACAAGGCGTTGCCCCCACCCTTCCCGCCTCCGGCGGGCCCCTTCCCTCCCCCGCCGGGGGCGGGGGAGGGAGTTGTTCGTCAATCGCTGTCGGTCGCGCCGACCTGGGTCAGGTTGGCGACGTCGACGGTGCCGGAGGCGTTGCCGGCGACCAGGAAGATGCCGCCCACAGCCGTGCCGCCGGCGCCGGTGTTGGCGAGGATCATGTCGCCGGTCCGCAGCAGGTCGGCGGCACCGTTGAAGTAGCCGGTAGTGTCGACGTCGCCGTGCGCGTCGGCGGTGGTGTAGTGCCAGAGCGTGAAGCCGTTGGCGTAGGCCAGCACGCTCAGGTCCTTCGGGGCGAAGGCCATGGGGAACTCCATCAAGGAAAGGGGAACGGAAGCGGCCGGCGCGCCTATTCGAGGCAGCGCAGCGTGACGACGCCCGTGGGGTCGATGAGGCAGGCGCCCTGGCTCATCATGTTGTTGACGAAGTGCGAGGCGCGGTCGCCATGCCACGTCACGTCGGTCTTCACATCCGCACCCGAGGCGTGGCCGACCGCCGTCTTGTGGTACCAGTGGCGGCCCACCAAAGGCGTGTTTCCAGTTACTTAGGAAGTTGTTTTGTAGAACGTTTTGCAGAACACCTTGCTGCTCCTGGCGTTTGGCTCGCCGCTTTGTTCCACACTCGTTCCCGATCGCACCGTGATAGCCACACGCACGCACACAAATGCTGTAGTGTCAGCCCCGGCGTTGGTAGCCCTGCGCTGGCTCATACCCCCAGCGCATCCCAGCGGGCATACGGCCCCCCGTCCGGCGCACCATTGGGCTGATGCGGTACTCCGGACGGCCCGGGTGGGGCCGAGGCCGACGCGCGCATTTCTCTCACGCCAATTCAACTTTGTGCAACGATCACCTTTCACCCACGTCTGCGACAAGCGAGACGGATGATGGACGGTGTTTCGGCAGCAACAGACTTCCGCGCTAGTAGCTGCGGAGGGATTTGAACCCCCGACCAAGGGACTATGATGCTATCCAACAGGCTTTTCTTTCAATCACTTAGGTCAGCTTTGTGCCTTCCACTATTACGCTTGCTCATTGGCCTCCAGCGCGGGTCCAGCGATAGCAATTCGCGGGCCGGTACGCCGCTCGACTGCGGCTGCACCTTGCCCGGCGGAACTGCAATCAATAAAGGGGCACAGCCTTGCCCCACCTACGGTAACTTGACGATTGTTGGCAAACGATACTCCCGCAAACCAGGGGCATCCTTAACAACATGGACCGTCGATCCTCGATTTATATCGTCCGCAGATGAGTGCTTATTAAGGAAGGCCACCATGTAGCTTTCTGAAAATTCAACGAACCAATTAATGCATTTTCCCAAATCTTCCAGGATCCGCTTAAGAGCACCCTTAGCATCAGACATGCCCATGGCCTTTACCATTGACGCAACTAAAGCGACCTCAGAAATATAATATAGCGAGTTTCCCGAGTACTCAGTGAGATAAACGCACCAGTCGTCGTCACCAAGATCCTCCAGATTAGTAGTCATATTATTTGGATCATAATGAAATGAATAATCGTTCCTCAGGCGAGTTAGTATGTTTGAACTTGTTGAGAAGTACGTCTGAAAGTTCTTTAGTGCCACGAGCCCGCTACTACCCATAGTGTCTCGATATTTTTTTGACAGCTGCGTAGCGTTAAAGCCTTTTCTAATTAGCTCATGGGCCTCATGCAACTTTCCACACGCGATGCGAATCAAAAATAACGATTGAGAGATCTCATACTTCGCAATATGCTCATCAGAAGAATAATTTGTAGCCACCAAAACAAGCTTGTTTAAGACAGCCAATTCATTTGATACGTGCCCAGCAGACAAGAAAAAATTCATATCTTTATCGTCGGCACGAGCTGCAATACTCTTCGGAATGATCATTCTTCGCAGATGCATAATGCTCCCCATCGTCCTTGAGATCTAGATTTACGGCGAAAGCCACGCCCATGGAGCGAGCTTCACCCTTAGGCCACAAGTATTCGGTCCGGAAAGTTCCAACCAGCGCCCGCACCATATACAACAATTCGACATCGCTTGGAACACTCGATCACAGAACCGATTGAGCCACCACTTCGCCAGAATCTTGCGCCTCGACGGAGCGCTAAGGCCACTTGTCGTTGGTCATGAGTGCCGGCGGCCCAGCGATCACCGTGAAGCCTGCTAGCTTGAGCCGATCCACGATACAGCGCGCGACAACCGCTGTCGCTCCATCGCCCGGCTTGCGGGGATGCAGCATACCGCGCCGCTCCGTCAGCTCAACCTGTATCGGGATTTGCACTTCGTCCCACGGCACCGCGTTACCCAGCCCCAGCACACGGATTGCGCGCCGCGCCAGTTCTCGGTGTTGCTCGCAGATAGGCTCGCCGATACTGGCCCACTCGTCAGGCCCGCCGGCCAAGGCGATAGCCACTCTCTCAATCTGCCCCGCGATTCGATCGTTCATAGGAACCTTATCCGATATAGAACTACGGAATCCTATGATGAGAGCGCACGCGGAACAACAGTGATTGCTTTGCGGGCTGGCGCGACCAACACCAGCCCGCGCTAGCGTCACGCCCGCTGCTGGCGGTGATCCTCGTACCGACGCCAAAGCATGAACACCACCGCCCCGGCGAGCAGCGCCGCCATGACATAGCCGGCACTGCCATCCGGCAGGGCGGCGCGAATGGCCCCGATCTGGCCGCCGATCCCCTGGACCTGTTCGAGCATCGGCGACACCTGCGCCAGTGTGCCGGTCACCACGCTCAGCCCCAGACCGACCTGCCCGGCCTGCATCGTGCGGGACTGCGCCAACGGCTTCATCGGGGCCGCCGGAACCACCGCTTGCGGCATGCGCTGCTGCTGCTCGGCCGCCGCCTTCCAGTCCGCGCCACGGAACATGGCGGCCTCGGCGGCGCGGCGAGCGACGAGGCCGGCGAGCTGAGTCTTGACCCCGCCCACGGTCGCATAGACCCACTTGCCGAACTCGCCCGCCGCACCCTCATAGTCCTTGGCGTTCAGCTTCTTCAGCAAGGTCGAGGACGCGAGGTTCCCGGCCCCCAGGTTGAACACGAAGCTGGCGAGCGCGTCGCGCTGGTGATCCATCAGTGGCGCGGTGACGAGGCGGTCCACATGCCGCGCCGCCTCGGCCATGTCGGCGGCGAGCAGGACGTCGGCCTTTTCCCTGCTGATGCTCTGGCCCATGGTCACGCCTTTGGTGTGGCCCCACCCGATGGTGGGCACGCCGGCCGGGCAGAGGTAGGCGTTCAGGTACAAGCCCTCGTAATGCTTGACGAGGGCCAGACAGGCGACGGTAACGGCTCTGGTGGTCATGAGTTGTGCCCCTCCTTTGGGCAGCAGGAAGGCCCCGCCGGAATGGCGGGCCATGGAAGGCGCGTGATGGGTGATGCGGGCTGCCGGACAGCACTTCGGAGCGGACGGCAGAGGGCCGGGCTCCGAAGTGTCGATGAAGGTCAGTCGGGCCGGCAGGCGCCGGAGTCAACGTGCTGGTCCATGCGGACGGCCAGGGCGTCCACGCGGTCGGACAGGCTGTTGAGCAACGCGAACAGTTCGTCGGTGGTGTGGTGAGCGGGCTGCGGCCGGTTCAGCCACATGCGCCAGCCCCACAGCGCCCCGGACACCACGAGGGCGGTCATCTGCACCCAAGGGTGAGAGACGCCCCAGGCGTCAAAGGCACGGTCGGCGATGGCGGCGGGGTCGAGGTCGGCGGCCAGTGCCGGGCCGTAGAGGGCAGCCACAGCTAAGGCGATGCCGGCGGCGGGGGGAGCGGCGCGGCGTATCATCAGTCCGGCCACGCGACGGGGAACACGGACTCGACGCCCGACAGGTCGCCAGCCTGCCGGGCGGCCTCGATGGCGACGAGCGCCCCGCGCCGCCGGCCTTCGATCAGCGCGTTGAGCTGGTGCCACGCCGTCTCGGTGGCGAGCACGAGGGCGGCCACCGCCTCCATCGTCGTGCCGCAGCACAGCGCCTCGGCGCTCAGGTACGGGAAGGCTTCGGCGGTGGCGGCTTCGCCCTCGGGAAGGTCCCGGAACCGTCTGGCCTCTTCCGCCTTGACGACATAGGTGCCTTCCTGGCCGGTGGTCACGGTGATGTACTTCGCGCGCTGCTGCCCGGCCTCGGCGTTGACACGCGCCACGGCCACGCGGGCAGCCTCTTCGACACGCTGTTGCAGCGTCGGGACCGGAAGATCTTCGACCACCCAAGCGCCCTCGATCCAGAGGCAGCGCTGCGTCACCGGGTCGAACGCTGGCATCGACGGAGCCTCGGCGTACCCCGCCTCCGCGATTTCCTCTTCGGTGAAGGTGTCGGGCTTGGTGCGCGGGCGTCCGTCGGAAAGAATAATCACTTCCGGAAGCGGCATCGGCGGGCCTCCGGCATGGGTGTAGAGTCTCATGATGGTTACTCCTGGACAAAGAGCAGCAGGGAGTAGTCGTCGAGCGACGACATGCGCGCGATGGTCTTGTTGAAGGAGTGCGCTTGCAGGATGCCGCTGGCCGACACCAGAGGGTCGAATTGCTGTCCGTTTCCGGTACTGCCGTTGGAATACAACCGGCCGGCAGTCGTCAGCGCGAGCATCACCGAGCCACGAGCGATTCCCATTACCTGCTTCCACGTCTGGCCGGTCGCCACCTGGAACGGGGTGGTCACCCCGCCAGCGGAGAAGGGGGTCGTTCGGAAGGTCGGCCCGGTGCTCGAACCACCGGAGTTGTAGTAGCCCAGTTCCCACAGCGTCCCATCGGTCTTGATGAGGTGGTGAACGTGGTAATAGTTGGCTTGATAGAAGTCCGAACGCGCGACAGTCATCCAGCTGCTCGGACCAGCCAACTCAGACGGAGAAGTTGCAGATGCCGCGTCCACCGCACCCGCTTTCCAGCCCCACGCATACACCCACCCGTTGGTTCCGAGCGCCGTAACGCTGTAGTCGGCCGGGCATACCATCTGATAGGCACCGGACACCAACGTCAGAGTTCCAGTCGCGGCGGTGGTGCCGATACCGAGCTGCCCATTGTTGTTGGCGCCGGCCACCCAAAGTTGACCGCTGGCATTGCGCAGATAGACCGAGCCATAGCGTACCCAAACGTCCGTCCAGTTCGTCGCCGTGCCCAGCTGCGTCAGCGTGGTCATCGTGCCCGACGCAGTGGAGCCGTTCGCCATGACGCCGTTGGCGGTGTCCCCGCAGCGCCACACAGTGCCGTCCGTGGCGATGGCGTAAACAGCGTTGTAGTGGACCGCCAGCTTGCTCCACGTCTTGCCGGTTCCGACCTGCTTAGGCGTCCAACTGATGACGGATGATCCGTCACCGTAGTAACCGGGAGAGGATCCCCACGCATAAATCTTCCCGGAGGCAGTCAGAGCGTAGCAATTGCCGATGTTCCACGAATAAAAGAAGTCCTTCACCCCGATCGCTACCAACACTGGATAGCGCGGCGAATAAACCATGCTTGGATCGCGCACGCCTGTGGCAAGGTGAACAAGGTGCAGGCTCTCCGACGCCATGTAGACGTTGTATGGCCCGTCCCCGAAATACAGGGGCCGGCCCGCAAGGCTGAGCAGGTCCCGGCGCTCGTTCAGGCTGCGGATGGCGCTTCCCGCGCGGTTGGCAGCCTGAGGGCCGAACATGTTCCGGCTCATGATCAGGTGCTCTCGACGGTGTTGCCGTACACGTCCACGGAGGTCGGAGCACTGGCCCGGCCGCGCAGCTTGTCTCCGGCAAGCGCGATGAAGGTCACATGCGTGATGCCGTTCTTCGGTTCCAGCAGGTAATCTTTCGGCACCACCCGGCGCAGCGTGGCACCCGAGCCGCCCACGTCGAGGGCGAGGTCGATGTTGCAGGCGGTGGTGCCTTCGACATGGTTGATGAGCAGCTGCACCGTGGTCTTGGGCGCCGTGAACGTGGCGAGTACGGAGCCGGCATCCGTGATGGCGCCGGTGCCCAGCTGGGCGTGAATGCGGTTCGGAGTTTCGGCCATGGTGGGTTCTCACATCGAGAGGAAGTGACGGGTCAGGGAGGTGCCGCCGGAGCCGGGGGCGACGCTGGCGACGGTGTAGGCGGTGCACCGCCAGTTGCCGCCTCCCAAGCTCTCGAACACCGCCGTGTCGCCGGCCGCGGTGGCGATGCTCGCCCCGCCGGGCAGGATCAGGCTGGCGGCGTTGTGGGTGAGGGTCAGGGCGTCCAGGAACGTGACGGTGCGGCGCGCCCCGTTCTGCGCCGTCCCCAGCGCCGTGATGGTCGCGGTGCCGGTGATCCGCACCGCATTGCCGGCCGCCGCGCCCAGGTCGGTGGTGGCGGCGCTCGCGAGGGTGACGGCGGTTTCGTTCAGCGCCCCGGTAAGGTTGCCGCCGACGAGGCCGCCCGTGGCGCCGGTCGCGCCCATGTTGCCCACCGGCACGAAGCCCAGCGACACGGTTTCCCCGGCCACGAACCCACCAGGACCGCAGACGAAGGACACGGGCAGCTTGCGGTAACCGGCCACCGACACCACGGCCCCTGTCAACGCCAGGATGGCCCACCGGTCCGGGTCGGTCACATGACGGAGGATCAGGAACGCCTTGATCGTGGGGTTCGTGCTGTCATCCATGGCGGCCAACAGCGCCGACACGTCCGTGCCGCCAGCATCGCTCGTGCTGGCGTAGATCCAGGTCGCCGAACCGGAGGTCAGCGTGTTGATGCGGATCTCGCCCGCGCCCGGATCGGCATCGGTGGTGCTGGCGTCCCAGGCGTACCGCACGCCCAGGCCCACGGAGCCGGCAGCCTGCGCCACCGCCAGCCCAACCGTTCTCAAGTCCTGGCTGTGACGGCGCCAATTGGCGGCCATGCCACCGACGCCCGACAGGCCATAGGGGTTGACCGTCACCGAATAGACACCAAGGTTGTATTGGTTCAGCCGGTCTAGGGCTTCGGACAGTTCTGTCATTCCTTCCATTCCTCCAGGTCGAGCGAGTTGGAGACGTACCGGCGGGAGATGAACTTGTGCTGGTAGTCGCCGGCCCGGCGGTACAGGCCGCCATAGAGGAAGCAGTCGGCCGGGCTGTCCATGTCGGGCAGCCACACCAGCGGCTTGCGCTTCCCGCCACGCAGCACGAGCTTGAAAATCTCGTCCCGCAGGTGCAGGTCGGTCGCCGTCCGGTCGATCAGCGCCACGCGCCGCGGAATGCCCGGCTCCACCCACACCCCACCGCCGGGCGTGGTGATCACCTCGTCCCCGTCTTTCACGCCGTCGCCGGAGCCGCCGACGTGGCGGGAGATGGGAAGCCCGTCGCCGGCCCAGGCCAGCCCGACGCTGTACCCGCTGTCGTCGCTGTCGTCGGGACGGTAGGCCCGGCCCCACAGGGTCCATCGCAGCACCAGCGCCGGGCACAGCGGCACGGTGACGTGCAGGTTCGTGGGCAGCAGCATGAAGTCACGGGGCGGAAGGTCGCCGCGCATCTGGTTGGGCGCGCCGGCCCGCATCAGCTCCGGATCGGTGAGCGGGGGAACCACGTTGCGTTCCAGGCCGCTCGCGTCGGTGGTGGTGAACAGGCGCTCGGTCCGCCCGGCATCGGCGAACGCCTCGAACCGATAGTAGGCTTCCTGCCGCAGGTTGGTGTCGAACAGGCCGGCGTAGGTGAGGTCGATGGGGTGCTCGTACTCCACCTCAATCACCACCGGCTCGTCTTCGGTCCCCACCACGGCGGACACCGCCGGGTCGATCAGCGGCGTGGTACGCAGCGATTCCAGCGGCGCCGTCGCGGCGAAGGCGACGTTGCTGGTGATTTCGCAGGCGCTCAACACCAACTCGTTCTGATCGGCCAGATAGCCCATACCCATCGCGATACCCCCGCCGATCAGGTCTTGATGGTGGTGACGATGGTCGCAACCGGGACCGTCACGGGAATGTCCGCCCCGCCGTCAGGCTGCGGCGCTCCGGCGGCGATGGTGGCCGTGCCGGCCGGCACCGGGATCGTGCGGCGGCGGAAGTGGGGAAGGGTGAAGGTCGTGGTGCCGTCGCCCGCCCCCCAGGTCGTGCCGATGGCCGCGAAGAGGGCCGCGAAGGTGGAGCGCGGCACAGCGGAGCCGTCGCATTCGAGACGGCCTGCCGGCACCGAGCCGGCCGCGAAGGTCTCGATGGTGCCGGGCCGGACCACGCCCAGGACCTCCGCCGTCACGCGCTTGGCGGTGCCGCCCTGGACGAGCAGCAACAGGTCTCCCGCCCCCACCGACGTGGCCGCCGGGAGGTCCGAAATTCGCTTCAGCATGGATCACCCCACAATCAGGAAGTCGTCGTCTTCGGTGGTGAGGAAGAAGCCGTCTTCGGTCAGCAGGCGCGGCTCAGTCGTCTGCGCCTCGACGTAAAGGGTGGCGCCGCCACCTCTGTCTTTGTTGGTCCGGCCGGTGATCACCACCACGTCGCCGTCTTCGAACCCGGCCACGTTGTCTTCCACCATGACCGCGTCACCGATCCACAGACCGGGGGCACCGTCGCGCACCTTCAGTTCGTACGGGCGCGGCGGGTCGCCCAGTTCGGCCGCCCACAGCGGCGCTTCCGCCTCCGCGTCGGCTGCCAGCGTCAGCGCCGTTTCGGGATATTCGACCTTGGCCGAATTGCCCCAGGCGGCGGCCAAGGCCGCATCGTCGGCAGACGCGGCGGCGCGCCACCGCGTGGTCCACAATGCCACGTCGGCCGCCGTCGCCGTGGTGGCGGTGGAGGTGGCCGGGCTCGGGTTCTCGGCATAGCGCACCACCGCCTGCCGGGCCGGCGTCAGACTGCTGACGGACAGCGGCTTCAGCCCCGGCGTGTCGCCCAGCGCAAGCCGGTAGGTGCGCACCGGCAGAGCCGTGGACGGCCTGGGCAGCCGCGTGACGACGAGCTGTCCATCGTCGAGGCCCATGTACCAGCGACCGCGCGCCACGGAGCCAACGAGCCGGTCATACAGCGCCCGGTGCGTGGTGGTGTCGCCGGCCGGCAGATAGACGCCCACGGTGCGGGGCACGGCGTCCATGCCCGACACGTCCACCGTCGAGGCCAGTTCGGCTTCCATCGCGAGCTGCGCGATCACCGCGCCGATGTAGCGGTTCCAGATGCCGCCCGGCGCGTCGCCCTGCACCTCGCAGCGGAAGTCGAGCGGCTTGCTGCCACCCACGGTGATGATGCCGGTCGCGAGGTTTACGGCGTATTCGCCCGTGGCCGCGGGCGTGCCGGCGACGGGCAGATAGGGGGCGGCGCTGTCCCAGGCGCGCACGATGGCATGAATGGGCCGGCCACCGTTGACCGAATAGGTGTGCTTGCCCGCGACGACGCCCAGATAGGTGGGCGCGCAGATGGGCACCCAGCCGATGCACCGCTCTTTGGTCACGTTCTTCAGCTCGGCCGGACCTTCGAGCCCGCCCGTGCCGGCATAGGTGACGGTGGAGGGCAACACCGGCACGTCGAAGTCCCGCTGCCGGTCGTAGACCGGAATGCGGATCTCGGAGCGGTCCGGCTGGACGAAGCCGGCCCTGGCCTGCCACACCGTCACAGCGGTGGCATAGGGAGCCCCCGCCTCCACCTCCTTTTCCACGACGCGCCGCACCACGTAGTCGGTCAGCAACGGGTTGAGCGGGCGTTCCCCCAGCTGGACGCGGATCCAGGCTGCAGCCGTCAGGTCGTAGACGTTCGCCCAGCGCGGCAGGTCATCCGCCGTGCGGACGTTGATCAGGCGCAGATCATCGGCCCCGGCCCGCCCGGCGCGCGAGCCGGACGCCTGCACGGCGACCGACGCCCACTGCGCGACGAGCGGCAGCCACGCGACGGATGGCGGCGTGTCGTCGCTGCGCGAGCGGTAGCCGGGCGCGGTCGCCAGATGCCAGCGGTGCAGGTGCCCGCTGGGCTTGTGGTGGGCGTCCAGTTCGAACAGGTGGATGCGCATCACATGGCCCCCGCAAGACGGCGCGGCAGTTCCTCGACTTCCGACTTCAGCTCACCCAGGCGCTGGCTGGTGTCGGCCGCGATGCGCGCGCGCTGTTCCTGGGCATCGGCCTCCACCTCGTGCAGGGCGGAGAGCACGGCGTCGAGGCGATCCGCCACCCGGTTGACGGCGACCACCACGGCCGCCGCATCGCCGCCCGGCGACAGGGACGGCGGGCGGAACAGCACCACGTTGGACGGCAGCCGGTCGTTGGCGGCGGCCAGCATCCGCGCCGTCTGTGCGGCGGACCAATAGCGGGCCGGCCCCGTCACCTCCAGTTCCGGCCCCTTCTCACCGACGAGGCGGAGACCGCCGGTGTGCTGCCCACCCTCCGCGAAGCCAGGGACGTAGCCGTGCAGCTTGAGGATCTCGCGCGCGGCGACCTTCTGCCAGGTTTCCCCCATGGAGCTGAACGGGGCGCCCCAGGTGCCCTTCCCGAAGCCGGTGGGGTCGGCGCCCAACAGCGTGAGGATCTGGTTGAGGTGGGGGAAGGACGGGTTGACCTTGCTGACGCTGACGTTCTGCGATGCCACCCACGCTTCGAACTCGCCCGGCGCGAACCCGCCGGTGTACTGCGGCAGCGCGGCGGCCAGCATCCGGTTGAGCACCGGGTTGCCCCCATAGTCGCGCAGATCCCGCCCGAAGCCCTTTTCCAGCTTGGTGTTCAGGTCGCTTTGCAGGGCATGCAGCCTGGACAGCCACGACACCTGATCGTCCCGCGCCCGGCCGATGGTGGCGTTGATGCGGGACAGCGTGTTGGCCTGATCCTGGATGAGGGACAGCTGCTGCTGCGCGGCGGCGAGCTGCTGCTGCGCCTCGCTCTTCAGCCCGGCGAGGCCGGCGCGGATCTCCGCGTCGATGGCCCCGGCACCGATGCGGTTGGCAGCGTCCGGCCCGTCGCTGGTGGCGAAGTCGCGGCGCGCCAGTTCCCGGTACACCTGGGCGACGCGGAACAGCTCGTCCGTCAGGCTGGCATCGCCGCCCTTCACCTTGCCCAGCAGGTCGCGGAACTGCGAGGCGGCGGCGGCAAGCTGCTGATCGGGGGCCAGCACCGAGTATTCATCGGTGTCCATCTGGCGCAGGAAGGAATCGACGCGCCCCACGAGCTGCGCGGCGTTCGCCATACGCTGGGCCGTCGCCTCGAACGCGCGGTCGAGGTCGCCCAACAGCTGGGCGTACTGCTCGGCGCTGAACCGGTTGTTGTTGAAAGCCTTGGTGATGCGGTCGTAGGCGTCCACGAGGTCGCCGGCCGATGCCGTGCCCGCCGCCACCTTGCTGTAGTACCCGGCGTTCAGCGTCGCCGTCATCTCGGGGAAGTCGCGGGGGTTCAGGCCCGCGTTCAGCAGCGACTGCGCCGCGCCCGGCGTGTCGTCGTTGGCGTGCAGCCGCCCGCGCAGACCCAGATAGGCGCGCCGCACCGCATCGGCGCGGGCGGCCCCGTCGCGGGCCTCCATGACCGTCGAGGCATAGGCGATGGTGTCGGCCAGCCCCACCACGCTGTCGCCGTACTGCTCCAGAACCTTGCTGAGCTGCGAGCGGTCGAGCTGGGCGACGAAGGTCCAGAGCGAACGGTTGTACAGCTCGTTGGCGTTGGCGGCGCGCAGGGCCGCCTCCGACGTTCCGCCGTACAGCGCCGCCACGTTGCGCAGCTCGGTGCGGTAGCCCTCGGTGATGCCATCCACCTCGTTGAGGTAGCCGGTCCCGCGCGCGCTGTTGAGCTGGGCGCCCTGCTGCCGCGCGTAATCGGCGCGCATACGGGCGACCTGCGCGGCCTTGGCCGCCGTCAGCTCGGCATCGGTGATCGCAAGGTTCAGCTCCTTGATTGACTTGCCGTAAGCCTCGAACGCCCCGTCCAGTTCGGCAAGGGCCGTCTCGACCTCGGTGAAGCTCGACGTGGCGGTGCTCCACACGGCACGGAACTGACGGGTGATCAGATCCTTCCACTCCGTTTCGATGCCACCCTTGCGGGCAAGCTCCAGATCGTCCTTCAGCGGTTCCAGGTTGTCTTCGATCGACTGGCGCGCCGCCTTGGTCACGCCGGACAGGGAGCGGATGTAGGAGTCGAGCGCCGTGTTCCCCTTGTCGATGGCGGCGGCGACGGCCAGGATCTTGGCGCCCGTCTCCTGATCCACCGCGCCCATGCTGCGCAGGGCCTTGAGCACCACCTCCGGCGCCTGGAAATTGTACCGGGCGGCCAGCTTGTCGTCCTTGGCGAAGGCCCGCAGGATATCCAGCGCGATCATGCCCGGCTGCTCGGCCGACGAGACCTTCTGGCCCTCCCACCCGCCGATGAGCGTCGAGTGCCCCTTTTCCTCGTGGTACTCCGTCGAGATGCGCAGGGCGCCGTAGGAGATGCCGGCGTTCTTGTTGACGGTCGCCAGCACCTCGTTGACGGCCTTGGCCCGGTTCAGCAGGTCGTTGCCGTCGATTCCGTTCTCGCCGCCGGAGTCCGACTTCGTGATGGTGCCGGTGTCGTCGGTGTCGATCCAGCCGCCACCATACTGGGTGGCTTTCTTCTGGGTGCCGAGCATGCCGGCGATGGCACCGACGATGGCGCCAACGATGGTGCCGATGCCGGGCAGCATCATCGTGCCGTAGAGGGCACCGGCACCGGCACCGTGCAGGGCGCCCACGGCCTTGCTGTTGGCCTTCGTGCCCCAGTACCCGCCCCAGGCATAGCCCAGGCCGGCCGCCCCGAGACCGACACCGCCAACCGCGCCCAGGCTGGCGCTGCCCGCGCTGGCGCCGGCACCGGCACCGCTTCCGCCGGCCCCCGCCCCGGCACCGGCCGCCGCCGCACCGCCGGCCTCGCCGCCGACGATGAAGCCGTTCACCACCTGCCCGGAGACGTAGCTGCCCCCGGCCCCCAAGCCGCCGGCAGCGGCGGGCGTGGCGGCGGCGCCACCGAGCCCCAGCCATTCGGCCGCGGAACCGCTGATGCTGTTCCAGGCGGACTGCGCCCACGAGCCCTGCCACACCTGATCGAACAGCCAGGACCCGGCCTTGCCGATGGCCCAGTTGCTCATGCTGCCCATCAGGCTGTTGCCGCCCTGCGCCACCGGCGCGTTGCTGGCAATCGACTGCCCGCTGCCGCCCCCGCCGCCGAACAGCGGCAGGTCGAACAGCGTGGGGGCATGGGAGCCGCCGTTCAGGCCGAGCAGGTTCCGGGCCGGGTTGAGGACGGCCATCTTCAGCCCGTCGCCTAGCAGGGACGCGCCCATGCCCTTCAGCACGTTCGACCACTTGATCGATGCGCCCTCGCCCTTGACGATGGCGTCAACGGCCGATTCCAGGGGGCGCACGAGGCTGTTTTCGACGGCGTCGCCCACCGCCTTCAGCGCGTCTTCCTGCCGGCGGATGCCGAGGTCGATGTCCGCGTTGCGCTGGGCCACGGCGATCATGTTGTCGACGCGGCGGCGTTCGGCCGCGTCGAGCTTGTCGTACTCCTTGCCCTGCTTCTCCAGCCAGTCGAGTACGTCCTGCCGGGCCTCGCTGGCGGCGCGCACGTCCTCCGGCGCGCCGACGAGGCCCTGCCGGCGGCCAAGCACCTTGCCCGCCCGTTCGAGTTCCTGCTCGTACGAGGCGAAGTCCACGTCATCAGCCGCCGCCTGCTGGCGCTTCAGCAGGGCGACGTTGCGCTCAATGGCCTCGCTGAACTTCCCCGTGGCCCGCCCCGCCGTGTCGTAGGTCGGGGGGACTTCCTTCATCGCCTGGGCGACGGCCTTGCTGCGGATCTCCGCGTCGCGCCGGGCCGAGACGCCGGTGCGGATGGCGGCGGCGAGGCGGGTGTTGGCCGCCACCTCCTGTTCGATCTGGCCGGCGAAGTCGGCGCGGATCTGCTGCTGCGCGGCGCGTTCCTGCTGTTCGAGGTACAGGCGCGTCTGCGCCGCCAACCCCTTGAGCGCGGATGCTGCCACCTCATTCTCGATGCGGGCGCGGCGCATGGCGGCCTCGCCCTGGCCGGCGGCGGCGGCCAACCGCTCTTCGGCGGCGGTCTGGAGTTCCAGCGCCTGGGTGGCCTGGGCGATGTCTCCGGACAGCTTGGCGGCGCTGTCCGTCTCCATGGCCGCCCACATGCGTTGCAGCTCGGGCGGCAGCGTCGCCAGCACCTGTCCAAAGTCGCGGGTGGTGAGCAACGTCTCATAGGTCTTCTGCCCCAGCTCCGGGTAATCGAGCGCGGCGCGGGCCAGCTCGATCCGGTTCTGCGCGTGCGCCTTGGCAGCGTCGGTCAGCGCTCCGGACAGCAAGCGCGTGGCCTGGGCCTGCCGGGTGATTTCCTCGGCCTTGTCGCCGGCCTCGGCCACCGCCAGACGGCGCAGCTGATCGCGCCCTATCTCCTGATCAAGGTTGTAACGCTGGTAAGCCTTGTCGTCGGGCGTGGTGCTGCGGTCCTGGAACCCCGTGACGTTGGGCACCTGCGGCACCGGCGGCGGGCCGGCCAGCTCCGCCACCTTGCGTTCGAAGCCGGCGGGCAGGCGCAGCAGGCGGGCTTTCTCCGCCAGATCGGCCAGCTTACTAGCCGCCGCGCCGATGGCCCCGCCCAGGGTCCTGAACGAGGATGCCGCCGTGCCGGCGGTCTGGCTGCCAGCGAGCAGGGCCTTGGCCGCAACGTCGCTGGGGTCCTTCAGCAGCGCCAGCCGCGCGCCCAGTTCCTGCGCCGTCTTGCGCAGGTCTTCGGACCGCGATGCGGGATCGGCCAGGGAGCGGGCCAGTTCCAGCAGAGGGCCGCCCGCCGCCCCCGCCTCCCGGCCGATGCCGTTCAGCGCGGTGACGAGGGCGATGATCGCCTGCGGATCGTCGGCGGCGGCGACGCGGAAGGCGTCGAGCGCGGCGCGCAGCCGCTCCACCTGCTCGGCCGCCAATCCCATCCGCTCGAAGCGCTGCACGGACGGCAGGTTATCGGAGCCGTGGTTGCCCTCCACCGTGTCGAGCATGGGCGAGCGGTAGAGCGCCGTTTCCGTCTCCCGCCGGGCCGCCTTGATGGCGTCGCGTTGCTTGGCCAGCGCGTCTTCCAGCTTGAGCTGCGTCACCGCACGCATTTCGTCGCCCAGGCGGCGGTACTCGCCGGCCAGGGCCTCCACGTCGGTGACCTGCTCCTTGACCACGTCGCGCGCGGCCTGCTGTGCGGTGGTGAAAGCCTGCGTCGCCGCCTCGGCTTCCGTGGTGCGCAAGGCAAAGGCGGCCACCACACCGGCCAGGGCCAAAAGTGCCGCCCCCACCGGCCCACCGACGAAGTCGAGCGCCCCGCGCAGCACGGCCATCGACTTCGCCGCCACCGTCGCCGACAGGGAGGTGCGTTGCAGTGTGGTAGCGTGCGCCCCCTCCGCCATGGCGGCGGCGGCGGTGGTTTCCGCGAGCCCGAGCCGCGCGGCGGCGATCTGGGTATCAAGGTCGCGTTCCAGACGCTGGTACGCGATCAGCGTCCGCGTTGCAGCGTTGCGGCTGTCCAGCGCCTTTTCGTACTGCGCGGTCCGGCCCGTCGCCGTCTGAATGCCACGGGCCAGTTCGACCTGCGCCTGCGCAGCTTCGCGTTGCCGGGCGGCCTGCTCGCGCAGTACGGCCATGGCCGAACGGTCGGTGGTGAGCTGCGCCAGCCGCGCGGCGGCCAACTCCCTGTCGCGAGCAGCGGCGTTGAGAGCCTCACCAGTGGACTGCCGCAAGGCAGCTTCCTGTTGCAGGATGTGCCCTGTCGTTTCGTACAATCCAGCGCGCAGCTTCCATTGCCCCGACAGGAACTCCCACACAGCGGCAGTGGCCACCCTCAAGCCGCGCGCGACGTACACCGAAGCAATCACCCCACCGGCCGCTGTCGCCGCCGTCGCCACGTCGTCGAGGTTGTCCGCCAGCGTGAGGGCTCCGCGGGCCAGGGCCGCCGTCACGCCGGTGGCTTGATCCACCCGGCCGACGAGGCGTTCGGCCGCGGTGCCCAGCACCGTCATGGCGTCGCCCACCGTGACGGCCATCCGCTTGTATTCGGCGTCGATGGTGACGGACTGGCGCAGCAGCGCGTCGATGATCTTGTCGGCGGTGAGCGCCCCCTGCTCGGCCAGCGCGCGGAGCTGCTCCCTCGGCACGCGCAGCCCCTCCGCCAGGGCCTTGGCGAGACGGGGCGATTGCTCGATGACGCTGTTGAACTCGTCGCCGCGCAGCACGCCGGATTGCAGTCCCTGGGCGAACTGGCGCACCGCGTCGGCAGCCGCACCGGCTTCGGTGCCGCTGATCTTGAACGTCTTGTTGATGGTCTCGGTCAGCCTGATGGCCTCGTCCTGCGACCGGCCATAGCGCTGCACGGAGTCGGCGAGGCTGGTGTACAGGCCGACGGTGGGTTCGAGCTGCGACCGGGTGCGCTGGGCCACCTGGAACAGGCGCTCTTGCACCTGCGCCGATTCCTGCACCGAGCTGGTGTAGAGGGCGATCTTGCTGCCCGCCCGCGTCCAGGCGTCGGCCGCCGCCAGCGCCTTCTGCGCCAGCATGCCTAGGCTGCCCATGCCGGCGACGACGGCCAGTTGGTCTAGCCGCTTCACCACGCCTTCGGTGGTGCGGTTGACGCAGGCCAACGCCGCGTCAATGCGGCGCAGCGACGATCCCATGGACCGTTCCGCGCGCGCCGCCGCCTGTTCGGCCGAGGCGAAGCCACGGCGCAGGTTGGCGTCGTCGGCGGCGAGCTGAACGTACAGACCTTCGACTTCAGCCATGCGTCTCGGCTCCAAAGAAAAACCCGCCGGAGGGCGGGTTGACAGGCTTCGTCATGCGATACGACATTAGGGGGCGCTCAACCGCCGGAGGCGGCGCCCGTGCTGATAACCGTGCTGCTGATCCTGATCCTCGCCGTGCTGCTCGTCGGCGCGCCGGCCGTGCTGGGCTTCCTGCGCGGGGTACTGGCATTCGCCCTTGTGCTGGCGGGCGTTATCATCGTTGCGATGTTCTTCGACAGATTGCTGCCATACCTCGCCGCAGGGCTTGGCCTGTTCGCCCTGGCCGTGGCAATCAACGTGGGCCGTCTGCGGGCAAACGAGCGGAACCGTCGCATCATGGCAGAAGCCATGGCAGCGCCACCCGCTCCCCCACCGCTTGCGGCGGAAGAGCGGGTGGCGCTGCAAGCCGAACGCGACGAACTGGCGGCGGAAAAGCAGCGCCTGGAACGCCGGGGCGGGGATCGCGCCTACCTCGACGACGTGGGACGCCGCCTGCGCCTGCTGGACGAGCAGCTCGGCCATCACGCCCCACCCTTGAACCGCGGGTGAGCCCGCAGCAGGGCGGACACCTTGTCGGCCACCTCGTCGGGGCTCGGCAAGGGCTTGTCCTCTTCGCTGCCTCCCCACGGGTTCGTCTTCTTCACGAAGTCCACCTTGCCTTCGAGCGCCAGTTCGATGCGGAAGATGTTGGTGGCCAGGGCGGCCCGGTCGGTCCAACCGAGCCACCCCGTCGCGTACTTGTAGAGTTCGGCCGCGTACTGCGCGTGCGTCAGCCGGCGAAAGGGGCGCCGGCCTTGCCCTCCTTGTCGTTGTCAGTCTCGCCGGCCTGCTCGGCCAGCACCTCGTCCGCCGACTTGCCGCCGTTGAACAGGCGGAAGGCGTAGTCCGACGTGGCCTCCACCAGCGGCGCCAGACCGGCGCGCATCATCAGTTCCGGCAGCTTCTTGGACTGCTGATCGTTCCAGCCCAACCCCAGACGGATCACGCGGGCAATGGCCGGCACGTTGTTGGAGGCCAACTTGCGCAGCAGATCCTGATAGTTCGAATACTCGTTGGAGAGCTGCGAAAAGGCGGTGAGCGAGGGCACGAGGGTGTAGGTGGTGCCCTCGACGGTGAAGGCGACTTCGCCCTTGTTCAGCGACATGGAAACGGTCCTTTCGTGGGGTTCTGGGTTCGTGGGGTGGATGGAGGATGAGGGCCGGCGGCGCACCCCACGCGACACCGCCGGCCCGGCCCGAAGCGCCGGCCCGATCAGGTGCCGCGCGCGCCGGTGACGATGTCGCCGTCGATGGCGATGTTGACGTTCGCCCGCACGATCTGGTTCGCGTCGCCGATCTGCGTGCGGTACGACATGGCCTTGCCGGGGAACATGAAGCGCGTCGGCTTTGCCCCAGCCCCGGACGGCTTGTCGTTCAGCTCGATCTTGAAGGCGTAGTTGTCGTAATCCGGCAGCGCGGACAGCAGGTCCGCCTGTCCGGCATTGTCGGGGTCACGACCGAGGATCAGCGGAATGCTGCCGTTGTCGAGCGCGCCCTTCAGGCGGTGCACGATGCCGTCGTCGAGGGGGGTGTAGGTGATTTCCTGGTACTGCGGGCCGAACTCGCCCACGTCCAGCACGGTGCCGATCCGCTCCCACGGCAGGGCGTCGTATTCGGTCGCGGTGCTCTCGTCGGTGTACGGGGCGATGTAGACCCTGGTCTTCGGGGTGGAAATCGGGCCAGCCATGGCTCGGTTGCTCCTTTCCAGACGAAAAAAGCCGCCCGGACGGGGCGGCGGCGGCTCCGGCTATGCCGAAGGGTTCAGGGGGCGAGCAGGACGGCGCGGAAGCGCATCACGCCGTGGCGGGTCTTGCCGTCCGGCTCGGTGAAGACGGTGGCGAAGGTGTGGCGCAGGCCGACAAGGTGGTGCCCGGCGACGGTCAGGCGCTGATCGTGCAGGGTCTCCCGCACCTTGCCCATCAGCTCCTTGGCCTCCTTGCGGCCGGCGTAGCGGCTCCACACGTGGATGGTGACGTCGATGTCCTCGCCGTCGCGGTCGAGCACGGGGAAGATGGTCGCCACGTCCTCGCCGATCACGACATAGGGGAACGCCTGTCCCTGCGGCACGTCGTCGAGCACGGGCACCGGGACGAGCGCCGGCCCCAGCACATTGAACATCGCCACCTGTAGGGGCCAGGACGCGCCGCTCATCGCCGCGCCTCCCGGTCCAGGGCCTTGCGCACGGCGGCGCGGATCGTCAGCCGCGCGCCCCGCGCCTTCGCCTTGTAGGCGGGGAAGAGGAAGGGCTGCGCCGGCGCGCCGGGATGCTGGACCGTGCCGCCGTCCGGCATGGGAATCGCGTGCGGGGCCGCGCCGAACTCCACGAGATGGATGTGCCGCGCCCGGCGCTTGCCCCAGCTGCCGATGCGGGCGCGCAGCCCGTCCTTGCTGACGAACAGGCGGAACTTGCGCTGCAGCTCGCCGGTCGCATAGGGGTGCGTTCCGGGGGTCGGCATCCGCACCCTCGCCTCGTCATAGACGGCCTGGGCGGACGCGGCGACGGCGCCGCGCACCTCGCCCAGGATGGCGACGGGCAGACGGCGCAACGTGCTGCGCAGACGCGCCCCGCCCTTGATGCCGGAAACCTTGCTCATCAGATTGCCACCCCGCTTTCGCAGTCGAGGGTGAGGAAGGGCTCGGACGGGCCGGCGTCGGCCACGTGCCGGATGTTGTGGGCGCGGCCCTGCCAGATCACGCGCATGTCGGCCGACACGTCGGTGCGGCGGCGGATCTTGACGCGGACCATGGCGGCGGCCTGCACCTGCTGCGCGGCGGCGCGCTCGCCGCCCGACACGGGCCAGACCTTCGCCCACACGTGGGCCACCTCCACCCACGCTTCGGCGCTGCCGCCCCCCTCGTCGGGCACGCTGGTGACGCGCTCGACGCGGACGCGCTGGTTGAGTTCGCCAGCGCCGGTGTGGGCACCGCTCATGCCGCACCCCCGGCGAGCCACGAGACGGTTGGACGGCCGAGCACGCCCGCCGTCCAGCCGGACAGCGCGCGCACACGTCCCTCGAACTCGCCACGGGCCGCCTGCCGCCACTCCGGCCGGTAGGGCACGAAGGACGGGCCGGAGCGGCGCGGCCCATCGGTGACGTGGCGGCTGTCGTCGAGCGGCATGCCGGCCAACACCACGCGCGGGCAGCCCAGAACGTGGAGCGCCAGACGCACGGCGAAGAGACCGGACGAGCCGGAGCGCTCCACCTTCGGCTCCTGCCGGTCGACTCCGGGGGCCGCCGTGAAGCTCCACGTGGTGCAGTCGGTGTTGCCGCCGCGCCGCGCGCGTTCGGCCAGCCAGCCGCCGAAGCGTTCCGGGTGAAGCGACGCCCAATGGTCGATGGCTCCGCCGACGAACGCGCCGGACTCGTTCACCGCCATAACCTCGCCGTCGAACGGCCCCAGCGCCGCCAGATCATCGAACAGGCAGGCGGCGGAACCGAGAATGAGCAGGGGACGGGTCATCAGCCAAAGCCCCATTGCTTGTGCGGCAGCAGCAGCGCCTGCACCGTCATGGGCAGATCGTTGACGATGTTGCCGATGTTGACCGGTTCGCGGTTCACGTAGAGGTGTGCGGCCAGCAGCTTCACCGCCGCCACGATGTCCGCATGCCGCGCCGCGACCGTGGCGGCGTCACCGTAGCCGGCGGTGAAGCGGACGGTCACGGCGGCGAGCTGGCGGCGCGTGACCGGCCAGCCGTGCCCGCAGGCCGGGACGATGCGGGCCGGGCGCTCGGTCACGTCCACCACATAGGCCGCACCGTCGAGCGTCTGCGCGGTCCCGTCCGCGTCGAGGTAGGTGATCGCGTCCACCGACTGCGCCGGCCCCACGGGCAAGGTCAGGCAGCCCGAGAACCCGTCGAGCGTCCATTCCCACACCTGCGTGACGATGCAGGCGGACATGAAGCTTTCCGCCAGGGAGACGGCGGCGGCGAGTTGCGCGGTGATCAGCGTGTCTTCTTCCGCATGGTCCACCCGCATGTGCAGCTTCTGCTCTTCCAGCGACACCGGACCGGCGGCGGGAGGCGTGATCAGCTTCAAGCCCATGGGTTCGGCTCCGTGAAAGCGGAAGGGGCGGCCCGAAGGCCGCCCCTTTCCGTCAGGCCACGATCTCGGCGACCGTGGCGGCGTCGTTGGCCGCCGCCGTGCCGTAGCGCGGGTGCAGGCCCAGCAGCAGACCGCCGGCATCCGAAGCGGCGGTGCCCACCGTGATGGTGAGGCGGACGTGGGTGAAGCCGTTGTTCACGTCCAGCTCGTCGGCGCGGACGTTGATCAGGGCCTGCTTGTTGTCGTCGGCGTCGGCCTTGGTCATCTGCGCGATGGCCTTGCCGGTCACGTCCTTGGCGTCGGTGCCGGCCGCGTCCTTGGCCTGCTCGATCTTGGCGTCGAGCGTCGCGGACGCGCCCAGGTCGCCGGCCATGATCACCGCCAGCATGCAATGGAACACGGCCATGGAGACCCAGCCGGTGGAGTAGGAGCCAGCCGCATAGGCATCGGGGTCGATCACGCCGGCCACACCGGCAATATTCGAGGCGGGGAGAGAGGTGTTCATGAGTTCCGGGCCTCCTTACGCGCGGGTCGCGAGGGTGACGAAGTGGCTGCGGGTGTTCGTGCCGTTGGCCGGGCTCACCGGCTTCGACAGGTGCGGCTGGCCGCCCAGACGGAAGCCCCAGCGGAACGACTGAAGGCCCTGGTCGAAGTACAGGTGGATGGAGGTGTCGAACTTCACCCCGCCCTGCCGCACCGGGCAGTAGTAGCCCTTGGGGCTGACGAGCTGGATGTCGCCTTCGGTGCCCAGCGTCTGGGCGTACTCCATGAACCGCACCGGGTAGCCCAGAATGGTGCCCTCCGGCGCCACGGTGAGCCCCTGCGGCGGCAGCCACACCGGACGGTCGCCGATGGTCAGCTTCACGAGCTGCGGAAGGATATCGCGGTTGGCGATCCACACCGGCTGGTCGCCCGGCTGCACCAGCAGGCGGGTCAGCATGTTTACCAGATTGTCGACGACGATGGTCTTGGCCGCCTGCCCACCTTCCTTCGCCACGGCAACCTTGGCCGCCGACTTCATCCACCCCAGCGGCTTGCCCACGCCGTCGCCGTAGATGATCGCGTTGCCGATCTTCCAGCGGATGGCGAGCGCCGACTTGTTGGTCAGACGGTTGCCCAGACGCGGGGCGTCTTCGAGCAGATCCTCCGTCGCGTGCACAAACGCGAACAGGCGGTGCAGCGCCGTGGTGCGGGGATCCGGCGCCTGTGCCTTGCTGCCGGTGAGCTGGGCGCCTTCCTTCTCCCACCGCACCTCGATGCCGCCAGCGCTCCACGGCGTGGACTCGTCCGCCAGCATTTCCACGGAGCGGGCCGAGGTGGGCTCGCTGTCCACCATCGTGACGATGTCCGGCACATCGAGCACGAGTTCCCAGATCGTGTCGCGGAACATCGGCGGCAGCAGGTAGCCGTCGTTGGAACCGTCCCCCTGGTGGAAGTTGGTCGCCGCCGCGAGGCGTTCGTCCACCTGCCCGCCGGCCGTGTGGGCGCGCATCACGGACATGGCGAACTCGCCGATGTCCTTGAAGCCGTAGGTCTGCGCCGGGTCCGGCTCGCTGCTGGTGATGATCGAACCGGGACGGGTGATGATGGAGCTGGACAGCAGCGCCACGCGGCGGTCACGCTCCACCTGGGCGCGCAGCTCGTCACGCTCGGCCACCGCCTTTTCGGCGGCGGTGAGCTGCTGTTCCAGCTTGGCCGTGGCGGCGGCCAGGGCCTTTTCCTCGTCCTCCGTGCGGTCCGCCTTGGCTTCCAGCCCCTTGATTTCGGCCAGCGTCTTGTCCGCAGCGGCCTTCAGGTCGGCGACCCGCTGGTTCAGTTCCTTCAGGGTGGGCATCGTTGCTACCTCCGTAAGTTGCCCGTGCCGGGGCGAACGGCACCGTCGCCGCCGCCCGGCCGGCGGCGACGGTGAACCCGCGGGTCGCGCGGGCCTGCCGGTGATGTCAGGCGAGCGCCGCGAGGCGCAGGGATGCGAGGCGCGCTTCCAGCCCGCCAGGGGCAGACGCGCGGTTGCCGGTGGACGGCGGAGGGGCGGCGCGGCGGCCTTGCAGGCGCGTGATGGTCTCGGCCAGCGTCGCCACCCGGTCCACCATGCCAAGTTCCTTGGCGCGGGCCGCCGTCACCACCCGGCCTTCGCCGTAGCCGTTGCGCACGCTGGCCGCCGTCACGCCGCGACCGGCAGCCACGTCGCGCACGAACATGTCGTACGTGGCGTCGATGCGCTCCTGAATGGCGGCCTGGGCGTCATTGCCCAACGGCTGGAACGGGTTGCCCTCGGCCTTGTACTTGCCGGCCCGGATCACCGTGGCCTTGACGCCCTGGCGCTCCATGGCGGCGCTCATGTCGCGGTGGATGGTGTAGACGCCGATGCTGCCAGCGCTGCCGGAGGGCGTGACCACCAGCTCATCCGCCTGGGACGCCAGCCAGTAGGCGCCGCTCGCGGCCATGCCGTCCGCCACCGCCACCAGCGGCTTGGTGCCGCGCATCGAGCGCAGCTCGGCCGCCGCCTCGTGCACGCCGGCCGCATCGCCGCCGGGGCTGTCGAACGCCATGACGACGGCACCGACACCGTCGTCGGCGTGGGCGGCGCGCACCTTCGCCATGAAGCCTTCCAGCGAGACCATGCCGGACGTTTCGGTGAACATGCCGGCCCGGCGGGTGATGACGCCCTGCACGGGAATCACTGCGACCGAACCGGACCGGGCGGCCCCGACGCGGACGGGCTGGCGGGCGCTGGCGGCGATGCGCGCGCGGATCTCCGCCTTGCTCATCAGGCCGCCGCTGGCCCGCAGCGACAACACGTCGGCGATCACCGCCAGCGTCTCCGGCAGCACCGCCCAGGCCGTTTCCGACACCAGCCGCACCACGTGGGCGTACAGCGCCGCTTCGCTGACAACCTCGTTCGCGCCCTCGCTCGACAGGGCGTCCTCCTGATCTTCCACCGCTCTTCTCCGTCGTCTAGAGGCCGAGGTCGCCAGCCATGGCTTGGCGCGGGCGTGCCGCCGGCCGGTCCGGCACGGTGCCGGCCGGCGCCATGTTCAGCGGCTGCAAGTGATCGTCGCCGTTCTTGATCGGGTTCATGTTGAGCATGCGGCGAATGTCGTTGATGGACAGCCAGCCGCCTTCCCGGCCCATCTTGAAGGCTTCGTACATGCTCTTCAGGTCGCCGCGCAGAAGGCCGGCAACGTTGAACTCGGCGAAATACTCCTGATCAACAATCAGGTCCGCATTGATCTTCTGTTCCCACATTTCCAACATCGGCAGCGCCGTGTCGGTCAGGAACTCGATGGATTGGTGCTCGATGTTGCTGAAGGTCGCCCCGTCCAGCATGTTGAGCTTGTGGGCCGGGATGTGCCAAAGGCGGGCAAGTTCGAGCGCATTCTCCTTGCGCGTTTCAAGGAACTGCGCCTTTTCGTTGTCAAGGGTGGCGCGGTTGTACTTGATGCCGAACTCAAGCAAGGCGTCGCGGTGCTGCTTTCCGGCGGTGCGGGCCTTGCGCCACGCTCCCATGAACGTGTCGCGCGCCGTGCTGTCCTTGAACTGACCGGGATGTTCCAGGATGCCGCCGGCCTGCCCGTCGTTGCGGAAGAAGCGCCGGCCGTAGTTGTGCACGGCGATGGCCGCGCCGATGGTTTCGGCATGGGTCTTCAGCACCGGCAGACCGGCAAGGCCGGCGTCGTCGAACGGGGCGTCCTTCAGATGGAACACCTCTTCGGGCGCCAGCAGGCGCGAGCCCCGGTCCTTGTCCCAGGTGCGATACCAGAGCCGCCCGGCGATCCGCTCGGGATAGGTCACCTTCGGGTTGAGCGGCACCAGACGGTCAACGGCGCCACGGACACCGGGCACAATCTCGGCGTAGGCGTTGCGGTGCCAGTCGAGCCAGCGCTGCATCTGCTGCCGGAACTCCCAGCTCGTCTGGTGCTCGTTCGGCCGCAGTCCCAGCACCAGGGACAGGGTATGCTCCGGGGCCGGTTCGCGCGCGCCGTCGTCCAGGCGGCGAAACACCTGCAACGGCAGCGTCGCTACCGTGCGCGCGCGGATACCGAGGCAATCGTGCACGATGGGCAGGGCCAGACCCGTGGCATCGGTCACGATTTCGCCCGCCTCGGTGCCGACAACCTGCACGACGGAGGCCCCGCGGCCGGCGCCCCAGAGCAGTTCGGTGAGCCAGTTCAGGACGCTCATGCCACCGCAACCTCATAGTCGGAGGGAACTTCGGTGCCGTTGTCGTTGCCGAACACCATGGCCCGCCCGATGCCCATGACGGACGCCACGATGCCGTCAATGCGTTCGCCGGACGTGGCTTTGTTCGGCTTGATATTTCCGGCCGGGTCCGTGTCGATGGCGACGTTGCCCGCCATCCATTCGAGCACCGGGTGCATGCCGTGCCCCAGCGTGTGCCCGATCACCTTGGCTTCCAGCTCCTTGGCCGGCGCGGACATGGAGGCGAAACCCTGCCCGAACGGCACCATTGTGAGCCCGTCCGCGCTCAGGCGGGTTACAAGGCCGGACGCGTTCCAGCGGTCGTACGCCTCTTCCACCAGCCGGTAGTGTTCGGCGTCCTGCCGCACCGCGTCCTCCACCGCCTGCTGATCCACCACGTTGCCGGGCGTGGCGACCAACGCGCCCTGGCGCGCCCATTCGTCGTAGGGCACGCGGTCGCGCCGGGCGCGCAGGTCGATGTTCGCCATGGGCACGAAGAAGCGCGGCACGAGCCACCAGGGTTCCCCCTCATCCTCCGGCGGGAACACCTTGACGTGGGCCGTGATGTCCGTGGTGCTGGACAGGTCCAGGCCGCCGAAGCACGGGCGGCCCAACAGGCGCTCCGGCAGATCCTGCCACGCCACGTCGCCGCCGCAGGCCCGCCAGTCCGCCATGGGCAGCCACCGCGTAGCCTGTTCGGTCCAGAGGTTGAGGTGCAGGCGCTTGAAGGTGTTCTCGTAGCCGGGCACGCGCTGGGCATGGGCGCACTCGCCGGCCAGGTAGTCCAGCGACACGGCGTCGCCGACGCTGGGATTGGCCTTCGCCCAGGTGCGCGGGTCCGTCCAATCGTCCCCGTCGTCCGCCATGAACAGGACGGGCAGGAAGGACAGGTCATCGATGACGCCTTCCAGCACGCGCACGGCGAACTCGAACATCTCCCAGCAGATGCCGCGCCGGCCCGCGCCCGCCGTGGTCATGTACCACTCCAGCGGCTGCGGCCGGGCTCCCACTGCGGTGTGGAGAACGTCCACCAGATCGCGGTTCGGCTGAGTGTGCAACTCATCGAACAGGAAGCCGGAGGGGTTCAAGCCGTGCTTGGTGTGGGCATCGGCGGACAGCACCTTGTAGGCCGCCGACAGCTTGGCGCAGACAATGGCCGTCTTGAAGCTCTCCAGCGAGCGCTTCAACTCGGGTGAGGCGGCCACCATGGACACGGCTTCGCTGAAGACGATGGCCGCCTGCGCCTTGTCCGCGGCGGCGGAGTAGATTTCCCCCGCCGGTTCGGACAGCAGCATCAGCAGCGCCAGCCCGGCGGCGAAGGTGGACTTGCCGTTCTTGCGGGCGATGAACAGCAGAACGCGCCGCACCACGCGCAGGCCGTTCTCCGCCCACTTGAAGCCGAAGACGATGCGCACGAGTTCGCGCTGCCACGGCTTGAGGTGGAAGGGCTTGCCAGCAAGGCGGCCCTTCGAGTGCCGAAGGAAACGGGGGAAGAAGGCGCACGCCTTCTCCGCCGTCTGTTCATCGAAGATCAGCCGGTTGTCGTTGGCGTACCGCCGCCACAGCCGATCCATGACGGCGCGCGCGTGCTCTTCGGCGACGCGCAGTACCTCCTCCTTGGACACTGCCAGCCCGCGCAGGATCGCGGGGGCCGGGGCCTGGGCAGCGGCGTTACTGGAGCCAGCCAACCGGGTCATCGGAGTTCTTCTTCTGGTCCTGCTGCGCGCCGTCCGGAGCGGCGGACGGGAAGAGGTCGTATTGCTTCGCCGTCGCGAGCTGCGACGTGGTGGCGATGCGCTGTTTGGTGTTCGAGGCGAGCTGATCGGACAGCTTGGTCATGAGGCGGGCCAGCCCGTTCATGATCTTCACTTCCGGCCGCTCGCGGATCATCGAGCCGTGCTTCGATTCCGTGATGTAGGTGGGGCCGTCCTTGTCCACCACACGCTTGCAGCGCAGGAACAACGCGCGGGCCTCAACCCAGGAACGGAACGCGGTCAGGTCGGACGGCTTCGCCAGCCCGGCCGCCTGCCAGCGGTGCAGCTCATCAAGCCACACCTTCCGCTCCGCCGCGGTCAGATCCTTCGGCGGCGCGAACTCGCCAGCATGGACCGCGTCCGCCGCAGCCTGCACCCCACTCCCCTGGGATGGGGCAGACCGCTTGCGACGGCCAGGATTGCCGGCCAAGTCCTTCAGCGCCTGGGGCTTCGTCGGGCGAGCCAAGATCAATCTCTGCCGAAAAAACTTTTTTCCAGGTTTCGCGCACGCGTGCGTAAGGGGAAGGCGCCGGTCCGCGGCGGGCAGGGTTGCAGGGATTTAGACCCCCCTCCCCCTCGGCCGCGGGCGCGGCTCAGCCGGCCCGGCCGCGCCGCTCCTGGCTCTGCTTGGCCCCGTCGTGGCAGGGCTTGCAGAGGGATTGCGTGTTCTCGGGATCGAAGAACATGGTCTCGTCGCCGCGATGCGGCTCGACATGGTCAACCACGGTTCCCGCCGTGACCAAGCCCGAGCCCTGGCACATGCGGCACAGCGGCTCCGTCGCGAGACGCCACGACCGCAGCGCCCGCCAGCGCGCCGTGTTGTACCAGCGACGCCACGGCTGTTCGGCCCGGCGCTTGGCGTCGAACTGCTGCCGGTGCTGCCGGGCGTGCTCGTCGCAATGCCGGTCGCCAGACGGCACCAGCCGGCCGCAGCCGGGGTGAGCGCATGGTTTGTTGGGAAGCCAGGGCATGTCGGGGGGAAGGCGGAAACGAAAAACGCCCGGTCGGGCTAACCCGCCGGGCGTACTTCCTCAGAATGACGGGAATGGTTGCGATCCATTCCCGCGCTTGTCAAGCGGAAAAGTGCATTCGTGCGTACGCCCTCAACTCGCTGAGCACCACCTGTTGCGGGCGTTCCGACCTCAGACCAAGCTGAGAAGCCAACTTGAAGGGCGCCACACCCTCGACGAGCACCTTCAACACCAGCTCGTCCACGGCCATGCTCCCCTTGCTGCCCTTGACCACCCGACGCAGGGCGGGCCGAGCGGCAATGTCCGCCCGCCACGCGGCCACCCGCGCCAACTCGGGGCTGCTGCGCCCCACCCCACCAAGGCGCGGCTGCGGCAACGGTCCGCCGTCCACCACCAGCCGCGCCGGGTTCACCGCGCGCAGCCCGTCCGACGCGGCCCCGGCCGCCAACTCGACACCGCGCCCGATTTCCAGCGCCGCGCGGTGCTCCGCCTCTGTTAGCTTCCCTGCCCGCCACATGGTGCCCACCCAACCCCGAAGATCCGCCAGCACCTGCGTGCCCGGCTTCGCCAGGGCGGCCAACCGCATGGCCAGCTCATCACAGCCCGGCACCTCCGAGAGCTTGCGCGCCAGCCCGGCCACGGCCTCCCGTCCCTGCTTGCGTCCGCATGCGGCCTCCGCGACGCCGAGCACCGCGTCCCACACCTGCGCGGTCACCGCCGCCCCCTCGCCCTTCTCCCGATCCGTCACGCTGTCGCTCGTCATCGCTGACCATTGCTCCCTGATACCCGGATTGTTCCCAAAGGGGCCGTCACCGGCCAGCCTGTAACGTGTTGATTTCATTCACTTCTGGGAATATTGGGAACAATGGGAACAATTCCGCGATGTCCCGCACACGCACGCTCGCGCGCGCAGGCCCGCGCCCGCACGTGCGTACACAAGACCCTGCGGAATTGCTCCCATCGTTCCCATCGTTCCAAACTCCTTATTGATCAATGGCTTGCGCCCCGCGCCCCAAGAAGACCTTGCCGAAGATTGCTCCCTCGGCCCGGATTGCTCCCTCAGCCCATCCCGCCGCCCATGGACGGCGGCTCGTTGTTCGGCAGCAGTTCCAGCCCGACCCAATGCATGGTGCCGGACTTGGTGCTGACGAACCCGCGCTCCCGCAACTTGCGCGAGAAACCGTTCTGCTTCATGGGCTCCTGCCCGTTCCGCTCGCACCAGTCCTCATAGCGCTTGTACAGGTCGGCCGACGCGCACCGCGCCCCCGCCTTGGCCGCCGTCTCCATGTCGAGGAAATCGCCCAGCGGGTCGCTCTCCGCGCGGTATTCCTCGACAGCGGCGAGGATCTCGGCCGGCGGGTTCAACCCTTCCTCGTGGTATGCCGCCAACCCGTCGAGCAACCACCCCAGGATCCCGTCACGCTCGTCCCGCCACAACTTCTCCGCGAGGCGCTTGTCCCGCTCTTCCGGGGGAATGAACTCGGTGAAGGGCACCAGATTGAGCCGCCCCCAGATGCCGGGATCGAGGCCCAGGATCTGGGGCTTGAAGTTGGTGGACATGACCGGGATGAACTGCGGCCGGAACTCGAACGGGTCGCGCTGAAGTTTGCGGGTTTCCAGGGGTTCGCCGCCCGTCGTCTCCTTGACGAGGCTCTCGTCCAGGCGCGCGCCCTTCTTCGGCTCCGACATGAAGACGACGCGCACGCCCGGCAGCTTCGCCAGCGACGGGCGCGGCCCGTCCGCCTTCACCCGGCCATCGTCGAGGAACAGGTTGACCTGCACCGTCGCGGCATAGTCGCCGTACACCCGACGCAGGATATCCACGAGCGTGGACTTGCCGTTGCGCCCGGTGCCCCAGAAGATCACGAACACGTGCTCGTCCGACAGGCCCGTCAGCTTGTAGCCGAACAGGCGCTGAAGGTATCGCCTGACCGCCTCGCTGGGCAGGATGCGCTTGAGGAACGCCTCGAACTTCGGGCACGCGGCGTCCGGGCGGTAGGCGGCCCCCATCATGCGGGTGATCAGGTCGCCGCGCCGCGACGCCCGCTTGACCGGCTTCCAGGGCGGTGGATCGGAACAGCCGTCCTGCACCTGATCGGACGTGGGCTCCGGCGGCATCAGCTCCAAGGTGCCGTTCTCGACCGTGACCAGCCACGGGTTGGCGTCCATCGCCCGCATGGGTCTGGCAAGGTCGGGGATCGCCATTTCGAGCATGGCGTTGATCCTGCCGGCGTTGCCCGATTGCAGGGCGTGCCGCTGGGCGGCGTCGATGGACTGCGTCCACGCCTTCAGCCGCTCCTTGCGCAGCATGGCCTTCACTTCGTCGATCTGCTCGTTCTCTTCCTCGGGCGACGGCGGCGGCGGCCCCTCGTCCCGCAGCACCTTGACCTCGTTGTACATGGCCGCCTGCGTCCACTGCGCCCGGCGCACCGCTTCGGTCGCGCCCAGCTCGAACGCGAAGCGCCCGCCGCTCTGTTCGGTCTCGGCCCAGCAATGCCAGCCCACCCCGTCCACGTGCACGAGATCGGTCCCGTACCGGGCCACCAGCCGCGCCGCGTTGCCGGTGTCGTTGCGTTCCAGCTTCGCCAGCCACTTTTCGTTGGGCGGCTCCCCCTCGCCCGGCTCCGGTGGCCGCAGCGGACCACCGCCGGCCGGGGCCAGCGGCTCGGCGTTGTGGATGCCGTCGCGCAACGCGTCGAGGTCGAAGCCATCCGGCGGCAGGCGATCATCGGGCATGGCTCACCCCCACGGCGTCGCGAAGAGCGACTAGTCGCTTTGTGCAGGCGGTCCGCAGGACGCAACGCGCCCACGCGCCCGCCCTGCCGCACCTCTCCACCCCGCCGCCGCCCCGCCAGTGCGGCCACCGGCCGGTTGCCCGAAGGGCCATCATGAAAGGGAGGGGTGCGGGGAGGATCGAGGCGCCGCGACGGCGACGCTTCGCGCCCCTGCTCTCGTCTGGGACGGTCAAGGCCCTGATGCTCCCGAGGTCTCGCTGTGCGGGTCAGGCTGGCCGCATTCGGTCATGGCCGAACCTCGCGCCCTGGCAGCAGCCAGCCGAGCGAGGGCGGCCCCGCATGGCCATGGGTGCAGACGATCCAGCAGTAGTCTTCCTTGCCGCCCTTCTGCTCCACCTGCCCCAGCAGCACGCCGGGGGGCATGGACGGCCGGCGTGAAAGCACCAGCACGTGACTGACCGGCAAGGAGGTGAACAGCGCATGCCGGCGCTGGCCGGCCAGGAAGGGCAGCGGCACCAGCACGGCGACGCGGCGGCGCGCCACCACAAGCCCGTGTTCGAGGAAGACGACGGAACCCTTGCCCGAGTAGTAGGGCGGGTTGCACACCACGTTGTCGAACGAGCCCGGCGGCCAGGAACCGGGTAAGGTGAAGTCGACGCGCGGCGTGCAGTGCGGATAGCCCCGGTCCACCAAATCCGAACCCACGGCGTCGAAGCCGCGGCGGCGGAACACTTCGACTATGCGGCCGGAGCCGCACGCCGGGTCCAGCACCGTGCCGACGAAGGGCACGGCATCGGCAAGCCCTTCGGTGCACCACGCCTCTTCGACGTACCAGTCGTGTGGATCGTGGGCGTAGTCGCCGGACCGGTGGCGGGACAGCGCGTTCGTGGCGACAGGCAAGGAACCCGCGCCCTTTGCGGCGGGCATTCCATCGTGCGGGTGGGGTGCGGGGAGGGAGAGCAGATCAGGCGCCGTCACGCCACCGCCCTCCGTTCGACCGAGACCGAAGTTCCGGCCCGGCGCTCAGCGGCAGCCACCCTCCGCCAGATGCCGGCGGCGAAAAGCGCGTTGTCCATGATGAGCACCGTCAGCAAGTCGATGGCGTCCGACCACACCACCCGGTGGCGCGAGCGCCCGCGGAAGCCGAGCACGCGGCGGCAGAGGTCGAACACCTCGCCGGCCCGGCGGTCGGTCGTGATCATGAAGCGATAGGCGAGGTATCGGGCGTCGAGATCATCCATCACGCCACCGCCTTGTCCCTGGCGCGGATGACGCGCTTGACGATGCGTCCGCGCCCGTGCCCCAGCGCCGCGCCGATGCGGGCGATGGCCGCCGGATCGGCCCGCCCCGCTCCCAGCAGGATCACTTCCCGGATGGCTTCCGGCAGCGACAGGCGTTCCATGGCGGCAATGGTGCCGGCTACCCACACGGGCAGCTCGGGCGTGGCGAGGCGCGCGCGCAGCCCCTCGACGAGGCCGGTGGCGACCAACATGGTGGAGGCACCGGGCGCGCCGCGCCCCAGGCGCACCGCCGCGCCGTGCCACGCGCCGATCAGCGCCCGCCCCGGCAACTCCCGTCCGGTCGCCGGGTCGCGGAAGAGCTGCAACGCGCCATCTTCGCGCAGCCAGTAGGCCAGGACCGCAACCACCTCCGGCCGGTCGCTGCGGTCCGGCCAGCGGGCCAGACCGGCAATCAGGGCCGGGGCGGTCCCGACGCACACCGGCTCATCCCCATCCACCGACCAAAGGCGGTCGAGCGCCGGCACAAAGCCCAGCCATGGCCCACTCTGCGCCGGGGCGATGCCCTGCGCCGTCAGGTAGGCCGCAGCCGGCGTGCCGTCCAGCGGATGCCGGGGCTGCCAGATGGCCCGCGCCTGCCCGATCAGCGCCGACAGGTCCACGCGCGCCGGGGGCGGGCCGCCCGGCCGGATGGTGCGCGGCCGGGCCAGGGAGCGGCGTTCCTGCTGCTCCGGCACCTCGCGCGGCTGCAACGCCCCGGAGTCCAGGGCGCTTTGCAGCGTCTTCTCGTCCCGCGCCCGCTTGGCCGGTTCCACCCCGTCCCACGACAGCATGGCCGCGCGCAGGTGCAGTTCGGCGACGGCGCGTTCCAGCGCCCCCGCCCCGACAAAGCGGCCCATGGAAAACGCCGCCTCGTTCAGCGTCTGATTCCGACAGCCAGGCGGTGCGGCCCGCACCTTGAGGCATTCGTCTTCCAGCGCTTTCCGAACGTAGGGCGACACCCGCTCGACCTTCGGCGCGGCGGCACGCTTGCCGGCCGCCTTCGGCAGGGCGATGCCGATGCGCTTCGCCAGCCAGTCGGGAAGCTCCTTGCCCTCGACCGCGTGTTGCAGCCAGTCGAGCCCCTCTTGGTCCGAGGGCTCGACGAACAGCAGCCGCAACAGCCATTCAGGCGCGCGGGCGATGGGGGTGGACGCCGGGTCACCGTCCCAGGCGTACCGCCCGCCGTTCGGGTGGACGCTGGGGGCGACGAGGATGTACCCACCGTCGCCGCGCACGTCGAGGCCGGGGCCGAGCCGCTTCTTGGCCGAGTTCGGCACCTTCTTCCCCGGCCAGCGGAACAGCCAGTGATAGCCGCCGCTCGGCGTCTTTTGCCCCAGCGTCGGCGGCAACGCCTCGCCGAACAGTTCCTGCAGCTGGCGCATGGTATCGAAGCCGTCGTAGCCCGGCTGATCGTCGGTCGGCGCCTTCACGTCGGCATCGACCACCCACACGCCCGTCTCTTCGCCGCAGGCCAAGCCGATGTTGGCCTGCGGCCACTCGCCCCAGAACGCCTTCACCGACCACGGCGACTTGGACGCGTCCTTGCAGCCGTGCTCAAAGAAGCCGTCCTTGCGGTACGGCATCTTCCCCCGCGCCGCGCAGGGGAAGACGTACCACCCGCCCTTGGCGTAGGTGAGCGCAGCCTCCTTCAGCTCGGGGCCGGGGATTTCTTCGGTCATGACCGCACCTCCGGGGCCATGCCGATTTCAGCCCCGGCGGCGCGAACCTGTACGTCGGGCGGCACGGTGAAGAAGCCGAGCATGCCCTTGCAGGGAATCGGTTCGGCGAAGGACACCGGGTTGGAGAGCACGTACCCGTACGGCCCGAAGAACCACGGGCTGGCGCTCTCCGACACGCAGTCGATGATATCGACGGTGCCGACGATGCAGCCGCCGTAGGGGCGGACCACCGGCATCGTCACCATCGGCGCGCCGGCACGCTCCGCCAGCTTGCCGAAGTCGTGCATGGTTTCCAGCGCCTCCCAGGTGCGCCACCACGCGGAGGCGTGCAGGCAGACGGTGCCGCGGAAGCTGGTGGGCCGCGTGCGGTTCTCCACGTCCTTGCCGCCGTGCAGGATGAACCACCACCACGGCGCGCGTACGGACAGGCCCTTGGTCAAACGGTTGCCCATGCCGCACCTCACCCGGCCAGAAGGTCGAGGGCGCGCCCGTGCCGCTCGGCGATCAAGCGCCGGGCGGACTGCGTATCCGGCGCGCTCGCGCAGGCGTGGGCGATTGCCCGCAGATCATTGGGATTGCCGAGGATCAGCAGCCCGGTGAGCCCGACGCGTTCAAGAAGGCCGAGTACATTGCTGTTGGGGGAGTGCTGCACCATGGCTCAGCCCTCCCGGTTCCGCAGCCGGCGGGCGCCGTCAGCAACCAGCAGCGCGCCGGCCCGCTCGATGTCCCGCAACGGGTCCTTCGGCTTCCACCACTCGCGGCCCCACGGCCAGATGATGCGGGACAGCAGCAGCACCGCCCGGCGGGCGACGCCGCCCAGCCCGTGTGCCACCGACGAGAGCGCGTAGGCCGACGCCGCGCCGGCCAGCGCGCCGCCGTCGTGCTGGTCATCGTGTTCCTGCCGGTAGCCTTCGCGGCTGATCTGCCCGGCTCGCTCATTGGCGATACGGCCGAGCATCATCACGTCTTCCGGCCGCAGCTCCTGCGGCACCACCAGATGACGCGGACCGGCGGGGAACGGATCCCAGCTGACGGCCACACCCTCAACCACCTTCACCACGCCGTGCCGCAGCGACACGTCGTACCGAAGGCGGGCGAGAGCGGCGGCGAAGGCGAACGGACCGATAGGGGCAGCAGCGTGCCGCTCGCACCACACAACGAACACGTCGTGCAGGCGGGCCACTCCGACGTACGCGCCCGGTTCGCGCAGGATGCAGGCGTCGAGAAACCGGGCCACGAGGTCCGTGGACGGCGGCAAGACCGCTGCGACAGCGGCGGCTTGGGTCATGATCTGTGCTCCCCGTAGAGGTCGAGAGGATCGACGGCCTCGGCGACGCGGGCCGCATGGGTGGTGCCGGGCGGAATCGGCCGGGCGGGTGGACGCCCGCGACCGGGCGAGCAGCGCGCGGCGATGAAGGGGGTGCAGAAGCGGTCCAACACGTCGCTCAGCGCCTGCATGGGCACGGTGCCGGCGAGATAGCCCTCGGACGCCGCGAGCAGTTCCTGCGCGGCACCGGTGAGCCCGGCGGCCTTGGCCTCGGCGATGCGCCGCAGCAGCTTTTCGCGCTCGGCCGGGCCGGAGCCGGAGAGCCGCAGCATCCCGGCGGCGACCGCCAGCCCCATGGCGGGCGACAGGTCGCGGTCTTCTCCGCAGGCCATGGCTAGGCCCCCGCCGCAGAGGTCAGGGCCGCCACAACATCCGCGTCGAGGCAGTCGAGCACGGCGCGCAACTCGGCCAGCTCGCGGCGCAGGGTCGCCGCCTCGTCGTGCGTGAAGCGCGAACCGCCCGGGCTGCTCGGCAACAGGCCGGCCCGCACCGCGGCGGCCACGTCGCCCACCTCGGCCATCACCTCGGCCAGCCGCTCGACGGGGTGGAGCGTGCCGCCGGCCTTCTGTGTGGCCCGGCGGATCTGCTCCGCGAAGTGGGTGTGGAACGGCGGGGCCTCGCCCTCGGCGATGCACGCGAGGTCAAGGCGCAGCGCCTGTTGATGTTGAATCTGGTGCGCGTCCGCGTCGGGGTCGCCCCACTGACGCACGAGGCGAGCGCTCTTGCCGGTCGCGGCCGATGCCCCGGCGTCGCCCAGGATGGCGAGGGCCTGCGTGACCGCGTCTTCGATGCTGTCCGGCGCGCGGCGCTTGGTCATTGTCCGATTCCCGTGTCGCGATTGAACAAGACCGCCGGCTCTCGCGGCGGTAGGTTTTCCCCATGACCGCTCACAACCCCGCACAGCACGGCCAGCAGCCACAGGGCGACCGGCACCAGCACCGCCAGCACGGCGAGGCCAAGGCCGACGCGGTGCGCCGGGTCCGTTCCGAAGGGGGCGAGCATGGCGGCGAGCTTCGGCGGCATGGCGCGTCACCGCGGACAGCGGCTAACATCGCCGCCGAGCACAGACCGACGACGGAGCCAAGCGATGGCGGAAGACGAACCGGGCGCGCTGTCGCGCGAGGGCGCGCAACTGGCAGCAGCCATGGAGGCCATGGGAAACCAACTGGGCGCGCAGATCTCAGCGCTGACGGCGCTGTGCGCCGTGCTGGCGCGCGAAGTAGCAGCGCGCACCGTTGCGACGGACCACACGAGCATCGACAGGGTCGAGGCCGCCATCGACGACACAGTGCGGTGTTTGCCCGCCCATGGACGGGAACATGCCGCGGCGGTCATAGACACGGTCCTTGCGATGCTGCGGGCTCACGAGACGCCGACGGCGCATTGATCCCCCGCAAGCCGGCAAGGGCAGCAGTTCCCGGCTTGGACAGTGCGGCCAAGGCTGCGGCAAAACGTTCCGCACCCTGCGACTCGGATAGGGGCGTTAGCAGGCTTTGCGGCGCGCACCGGCATTCCGCCTGCGCGGCATCGATGAACCACAGCAGCACGCGGCCGAGGAGGATGCGGAGTCGGCGCCCCATGTCACGCCTCCCGCGCGCGGCGGTTGCGGGCGGAGCCGTGACGACTCCGCCCGCGCGCGCTACCATCGCCGTTCCCCAACAGACGATGGAGCGTCCTCATGAACCGAGATTCAAACGCAGCCGCGCTGACGCGGATGCAATACGAAATCACCGCGCTGACAGCGCTTTGCGCCACCTTGGCGCGCGGTCTGGTCGCCGCCGGGCTGCCGCCCGACGAGGTGGAAGCAAAGCTGCGGGAGACCGCGCAGACCCTGTCACCGCAGGCGCGCTTGCAGGGGCAACGCACCGTCAATGCGGCCATCTTCATGTTCCGCAGGGGGCAAGCCGTGTCCGACCCTTCCGAAGGCTGATCGAAGCTGCCGGACGGCCGCTCTATGGCCGCCAGCAAGAAGGCCGCCTCGATGGCGGGCGGCCAAGGCCGGGCGCTCCACCGCATGTCAACCCACGCTTGATGGGCGGCGGCGGCGGTGGGGCACCACCCCTGTCGGGCGATGCGCTTGGCACAGTCTTGCCGGTAGGCAGCACGGAGGGTGGGCAGGCAGGCCGATGCACACATCGTCATGCCTCCCTAAGCCGCGTCCGCGGCGACCGTTCGGTCGTCCGGCGCTTCGAAGAACCAAGCGTCGTTCCAGGTGGTGCCCTTCTCGATGGCGTGCCGCCGGATGGCGGCCATCTCCCCATGCGAGGGCTCCAGTTCTCCCCGCTCCCACCGGCTGACGGTGGTCTGCGTGGTGCCGGCAATCCGGGCCAGTTCGCCTTGCGACAGGCCAAGCACCGTCTTGCGGATATAGCGGATGGCGTTCATGGGCTCTGAATTTATGCGCATACGCATAACATCGCAAGGGGTAACTCAACCGATTATGCGCATCCGCATTTGCCTTGCCATCCGACCACGCATAATCCGATTGCCATGAGCCAGCTCCCAGCCCGGATCAAGCGATTGCGCAAGTCGCGCGGACTCAACCAACACGAGTTCGCGGAGCTGCTCGGCGTGTCTCAATCGACAGTGAGCCGCTGGGAAAAGGGCACACAGGAACCGGAGTTCGACCAGATCGTCGCCCTTGCCGAGCTGGCCGGCGAAACACCGCAGCAGTTCGCCTATGGTGAGCGGGTCAACGAAGAGTTAACGTTGCGGCCCGTATTCGTGATGGGCGCTGTGCAGGCCGGTCATTGGGTGGAAGCCGTGGAGTGGGTGAGCGACGAGTGGTATTCGGTTTCCCTTCCGCCGCATCCTCAGTTCCCAAACGTTAAGCGCTACGGCTTGGAAGTGCGCGGGCCTTCCATGAACAGAGTTTTTCCAGAAGGCAGCGTCGTCGAATGCGTGCGGTTCGAGGAACTCGGAACCGACCCGCAGCCCGGCGACTATGTCGTCGTCGAGCGGCACCGCCACGACGGCTTTATCGAGGCGACGGTCAAGAAATTCGTCTTGCACGAAGGTGAACCGTGGCTGATGCCGGAGTCGGATCACCCGGCCTTTCAGCAGCCAATCCGCCCGCACGACGGGCAGGAAGACGACGTTGACAGCGTCATCATCACCTCGCTCGTGATCGGGTCGTACCGGCACTTTTTCCGCCGCTGAGCACCTCGCCGCACGCATAAACACGCATCGCCAGCGGAGCGTCTATGCGCCTCCGCATTTTTTCGTTGACGCTCTTTATGCGTATGCGCATATATTTGATCGGCGCCCGAACGAGGTATGGTGTACCTCATGTGGGTGCGTCCCTCCCAAAACTGCCCGCCGGGCGCGGCCCGCCCGGCGGGTTCTTTCCCAGGGGTCATCGCATGCGCCATCCGTCCACCGCCGCCACCAAGCACCCCCTCATTGTCCGCCGCATGGCCGGCTTCATCGTCGAGGTGACCGAGGCGTTCGGCACTTGCACCGAGGCCGACCTGTCGCGCCGTTTCACCCGCGACGACATCAAGGCGCACCTCGCCGCTGCCCGCGACCTTGCTGCCGAGCGCCTCGGCACGCGCGAGTCGGCCGCTGCCTGAGCACCACCGCCGGGGCTTCGGCCCCGGCGACGGCTGCCCGAGGGGACTTGGCATCGCCCCTTCCGGTAGCCGCCGCAGGCGGTGAGCGCGCCGGGCGCATTCCCGGCAATCAAGCGAGTGTCCCGTGTCGAGAGCATGCGGCCAGTGCCCGGCTGGCCGCATGCACCCAACCGGCACCGCACCCGAGACGATCATGACCGAGCCCACCCCGGCGCCGGCCCGTTCCGACGCGCAGGACGAGCTGCGCCTGTGGATCGACATCATCCGCGAGGCCCGAGCCATCGGCGGACGCGACGCCGCCCGCCGCCTGTGGCTGCTCTCGCCGCTGCCGTCGCTGAACGCCGCGTCCCCGGTCGAGACGGACTGGACCGACGCTTTCCTTGCCGGGTGCACCGAGCCCTCGCCAGGGGCACGCCTGCGCTCCGACGCGCTGTGGGCGGCATACCGCTCCTGGTGCGCCGAACGGGGGATGGAGCCGGAGACACGCAACGCCTTCGGCCGCGCCATGAGCAAGCGCCTGCGCTCGATGAAGTCCGGCGTCATGCACTACCGCAACGTCCGCCTGAGGGTGTCATGACCGACGCGCCCGCCGCCCCTCAGCCCGACGACAAAGCGACTAGTCGCTCTGTGCAGGATGGCACGGAGACCGCCGGAAGCCCGGCGCGGGCACGGACGGTGCGCACCAGCTATCCGGCGTGCCCCTGCCGCGAATGCGGGAAGCAGTACACGCCCCGCCACCTGCAACAGGAGTTCTGCTCGGACACCTGCAAGAAGGCATGGAACAACCGGGCCATGGTGCGCGGCCTCGCCGCCTATGAACTGCTCATGGAATGGCGTGCCCGGCGGCGCTGGTCGCTGATCAGCGCCCTCTGCGCCCTCGTGCGCGACTGGCGGGCCGAGGATCGCGAAGCCGGCCGCACCTACCGCCCCCGGATCTTCAATCCCCACCGCGGCACACGCGAGCTGCCGCCGCAGAAATCCAGCCTTTAGGAGCGACAGACGACATGCTCGCCCTGCAAGACACTACCACGCGACAGGTCGCCACCGGATCCGCGTGGGGCCTTGTGCTAGAACTCGGCAACGCCGCCCACGAAGCCGCCCAGCGGAGCACCGGCGGCCCGGACCTCGACCAACGCGTGCACCGGCTGCTCCTTCGTGCTGCGCCGCTGCTGCCGAACTGGCCGGCCCCCATCGCGCGCAAGCTGTACGCCACCGCGCCGGCCTACACCCGCCACGATGGCGACCTGCGCGCACTGCGCGCCGCCCTGCCGGCCGGCGTCGAGCTGGCGGTACGCCCGGTGCCGGAGCTGGGTCGGTCGATGGTATGGGAAGCCCGCACCATTGACGCCGCCACACTGGCCGTTCTCGGTTCGCCCAGGACCGCCGCCGGCATGAACCTCGCCGCTGCCGCTGCCGTGCTGGCGCTTCTTTCCGATGCGGTCATGACCGCATGGAGCGACGGAGACTGACGGACATGGCTGCCAGCCTCGCCGACCTCGCCGGTTTACCATTTTGGCCGCGCTTCCTCAGCCGCGAGCAGGCCGCCGCCTATCTCGGCGTTTCGGCATCCACTTTCGACGACGAGGTTGCCGCCGGGGTCTGGCCGCCGGGGGTTCGCCGCGGCAAAAAGGAGGGACGCATCACGTGGGACCGCGTCGCCCTCGACCGGGCGGTTGACAACGGCCCGTTCGCGTCGCTGATTCAGACGGCGGAGGATGACGACTATGAGCGGCGGCGGACCGAGCACGAAGCCAAGCGCAAAGCCAAAGGGCATCAACACCGTCAAGCGCACGCTCGCTGACGGCACCGTCCGCGTCTACCACTACGACCGGATCAGCGGGCAGAAGATCGAAGGTGAACCGGGTTCGGCCGAGTTCGATGCCAACCTGCGGCGCGCCCGCCGCGCCGGCCGGCCGCGCCGATCCAAAGCGAAGAAGCCGGAAGGCGCCTGGAAGGTCATCGCTAAAGCCTATCAGGAGAGCCCGGAATACAAGACCCTTGTCCCGCGCACACGGCACGACCGTGACCGCATGATCGGAGAGGTGATCGACAAGTTCGGCTTCCAGACCTTCGCCGACCTCGGCCGGCGCCGCGTGCGCGAGGATTTCTACGGTTGGCGCGACGAGCTGGCCGACACGCCGGCCAAGGCCGACAAGATGATGGGCCTGCTGTCGTTGCTGCTCCAGTTCGCGTATGACCGCGGCATGGTGGACGTGAACCACGCCGCCCGCATCAAGCGCCTTACCGGCCACGGCACCCGCAAGGACATCATCATGCTGCCCGAACAGGAAGCCGCGCTTCTGGCTGCCGCGGGGCCGCACATGCAGCGTGCCATGCGCTTCTCCCTGCTCACCGGCCTGCGGCGTGGCGACATGTGCGACCTCCGGCGCGACCAGTACCGCGACGGTTGGCTGCACGTGATTCCGTCGAAGACCAGGAAGTCCACCGGCGCCCAGGTGTGGCTGCCGGTCTTCCTGCTGCCGCCACTCAAGGAGCTGATGGACGAACTCCTCGCCCTGCCCGACTGCGCGGGTCGCCTGCTGCCGTGGGATGGTGAACGCGGCTACCGGCCATTGGAGCCGGGCAACGTGGACTACGCGTGGCGCAGCCTGCGCGACGCCGTGTTGGGTGAGGACGTGGACCTGCACTGGCACGACCTGCGCGGTACGCTGATCACCCGTCTGTACGAGGCCGGCTGCACCGACGCCGAGGTCAGTTCCATTTCCGGCCACGCCAACAAGTCATCGACCAGCCTGCGCGACTATCAGGCACGCACGAAGAAGCTGGCGATGGCGGCGTATACCAAGCTGGCATCGGCCATGGTCGAGCCGACCCTAAACAATGTGGTGGCGCTCGGACGATGACGTGAGAAGAGCCTTACAGAATGAATCCCGACACAAAGAGCGCGAAAGCGATAAGCACATAGATCAGCCCTACCCATTGGGCCGTTATACGATATGCTTTCGTGGCCTCTTTCAATGGACGCCGCGCGAGCGCATTGAAATCGCGACTCGACAGAACAGCATGGATACGGCGATGCCATGAAGCGCGCATGCGCGACTGAAGCCGCAGGAAGCGTCGGTTCGTATTGAAGCTCAACCACAGACTGGCCATCATCCAGATCGCCATTGCCCAAACCACCAAACGCGTACCGGGCAATGCCTTACCATCACCGGATAACGCCAGCATACGGACCGACAACGCACCAACAGCAAGCGCCAAGTCGCGGTAAAGCGCGGCTGTCAGCCCTTGCGTCCGCTCAACGACTTTCGACGTTTCCTCGTTCAGCGCCTTTCGCAGATCCCCAAGAGCCTTGAGGGTTTCCGCCGTCTTCTCGTGAAGATGAGCCTTGTAGTCGGCTTTTGCACCTTCCAGCGCAACACCTAGAACGCGGGGTAGCCCCTCTTCCCACGCCGGATCATCGGACGGCCATTCGGTCGCCAACCGCTTTACCAGTAGCGCGTGCCGCACTTCCGCTTCCCGCGGCACGTCGCAGACCCAACGGACTGCGTCCGTTAGCTGACCATGGGCGCCCCGCGGATCAAACGCATCAACATTCATACGAAGTGTGCGTTTGCGCGGCCCGGCTAACATCACCTTGCAGTCACGCCCGTCGGGCCAAAGCTCGGCCGCAGGCAGGGTGAGCAGAGCTCGCGCTGACGCGTGCACCCAGGCGTCGTGCACACGCGATGGCTCTTCCGGAGTGCCGGCCAGCAGCCAGAAATCAACTGACGCGGGAAGCAAGTGGCCCGTCAAATCCCGGACGAGTTTTCTCGGATCGACTTCCACCTTGGACGGGTCATCTGGCGGAGGAAGTACGTCCGCCTCGACATCCCAAGGGCGAAACTCGCAGGAAAGCGTGCGGAAGGGCGCAAAATCCTCGGCAACTAGGATCAAACGAGCACGACGGACAATCTCTGGAGAAGTAAGTCCATTACAGAGCCCTTCGAACGTGAAGAACCGGACGAGGGGGCCTATCCCCTTCGATACGCGAACGCGCACCTCCTGACCAAGCGTGATCTCATCCGAGGATGCGCCTGCATCGAGCGCTTCGCCAATCCCGTCGCGTACCGTCAACAGCATGTCATGCTCGGCGGCACTGGCCGCCAAGGCATGCCATTCCATCAACTGCTCGACCTCGGCAAGGCGACCGCTGGCAACGAGCGCGTCGGCGGTCTCGTTGAAGGCGCCCCCTTCTGCGGCCAATCGCCTAGCGGCGGATGCGAGTCTTGTCGTCCAACTCATCGTCGATCAAATAGCCGTCCGTTTCGATAATGATCCGTTTCCGACCGCCGGCAGCATCGGCGAATTGGATGGTACCAGCCTGCACGTCTTCGACCTTGTAGACCACCAGAACGCCCTCGGTGGTCTCCTTGATGCGCCGCGTGGCAGCCGGAAGCTGGGCCGTGTCGAAGTGGATCGGCTCATCCCGGATCTTTGCCTTTTTAAGCTCCGACGAGAACTTTTCGTGAACTTTCGACCCTTCGTCAAGAGGGCCGAACACCGCATTTACCAATTCGCCCCGACGCTCGGGATCATACCCCTGCATCTGGTCCAACGCTTGGCGAGCACGGCCACGAAGTTGATTGCGCACCTCCCTGGGCAGTACGTCCGCGCATGCCTTTCCTGTCGCCATGATGGCATTGAAAAGGCGCTTCGTCATGTCTGCATGCGACATTTCGCGCCGCGCATCCAAAAAATCTCGGAAGCGGTCCGTCAGGTCTCCGTGCTGCCCATTCCGGTCAGTGCAGATCAACCGCCCGCCATCCTCGTCTATGGCGATGACCGCCGACTTCTGCATGGCGGTGCGCTCCTGGACAAAGGTGTGCATCAGATCCTGAAGGATCGGGTGCTTCCTTCCAGCACGGAGTTCGGTGCGATAGGCGATGACGCGGGTGTCATCGAACTTCATGACCGCAGCCAGTCGCTCTTCTCCCCGCCGGAACAGGAAGAACATAACAGCACCGGGGGAAAGGCGCCGATCAATCAAATAGAGTTCCTGAAAGCGGTGCGCCACGGTGTGGGAAGTGGAGACGAACTTGGCAGGGTCATCCAACGCTTCCCTCACGCGGTCGCGCAAAGTCGAGGCGTGCTTAAAGCGATAAGCAGACCCACGGAATGCCGACTTTAGCCGCTCAATAAAAAAGTCGGCATAAGGTGTGATATCCACAATTTCTTCAAGTAGGTCAGGATCAGCGAGGTCAGCTCCAACGATGTGGAAGATCATTCGATCAATAGTGATCGCATCTGCTTCGTCGGCTTCGTCGGCTTCGATGACTGTCATAATGGCTCCGCACGATGGATGGCATGCGGGGACATTCAATACCCCCTTCTCGGTTAATCAGTCCTAAAGACCATTTAACATACGATGATATGTGCGCACGCACCTGAGCCATATTGCAGCTCGCCCAGACGTCCCAAATGGCGCTTCTGCAAAACGCTGCAAAACGGCTGAAATCGCCTTTTATTTCAATGCCGATGCCTTCCAGTGGCACAGGCGCGCGCCGTCCTTCAGCGTCAGGCCGGAATGCGGGACCCACAGCGTGCCCAGCCAGCGCTTGGCCTGGGTGCCGCGCCAGGGCAGCTCGTCCGCGCCGACGTAGTCGGAGTTGGCGAACTCGTCGATGCCCAGCAGCTGGCTCCACTGTTTCCAGCCGACCACGGCGTAGCGCTGGCCGTCGTCGGGCACGTCGGCGTTGCCCATCTTCTCGAACGCCTCCAGGACCTTGCTCTTGGTCAGGCCGTCGGTGGCGGCCCCGGCGTGGTTGGCGGACTTGTCGAGTTCCAGGATGATCAGCTCGTCCGTCTTGCGGCCCAGCGCGTAGGCGCCGGCGTTGGCGATCACCTGCCGCTCGTCGATGTTGGTCTTCAGCTCGTCCAGCTTGTCGACCCAGTCGCCGGCGTAATAGTCGGCCAGCAGGCACTCCACCGGCTCGTGCTCGACGTTCATCACCGGCACCTGGCCGTGCCGCGCCTTGGTGGAGGCGGTGCCCTTGCCGACCTTCTGGAAGACGGTGGAGGCGCCCTGGACGTTGTTCTTGGCACGGACCGTGTTGCGCAGCTTGGAACCCATGCGCTGGAAGGCCTCGTGCACCTCGCGCTCGAACTGTTTGACGAAGGCGTTGGCCACGGTGGTGGACATAGGATTGTGCTCCTTTTGAAAAGCCGAAGAGGGATCGGGGAGCGCGATCCGCCATCCGGTTGTCGGGCGCGATGGATCCGGCGCGTCCGGCCGTGGGCGAGCGCACAAAAGGAAAGGGCTGGCCGGGCCTTTCGGTTGTCCGGCCAGCCCTTTCCAGGCTAGGCATGCAGGAGTGGAAGCGTCAGAACCCGCCGTGGAGGGGAGACACACGACGGGCGTTGACAAGGAAAGTTGTAGGACAGGAGACGGGCCCTGTCAAGAAAAAAGTCCTACATTCAAACGTATGCGCACGTGCGGATGCGGGCGTTGGGTTTTTGCTGGCGCTCAGCCCAACCTACAATGCAGCCGTAGGTTGGGCTGAGCGCCAGCGAAAACCCAACGTCGAGAACGCGCCGTCACGCGCGCTGCTTCAGGCGCTGTTCCAGCAGGCCGGCGGCCTCGGCGGCGGGGACCGGGCGGCCGGTCAGCCAGCCCTGGACGACGAGGCAGTTGTGGTGGCGCAGGAAGTGCGCCTGTTCCGGCCGCTCCACCCCCTCGGCCACCACGGTCAGGCCCAGGAGGTCGGCCATGGAGATGATGGTGGAGACGATGCCGGCGTCCTCGCGTTCGCGCGGAACGCCGCCGACGAAGGAGCGGTCGATCTTCAGCGTCGTGATCGGCAGCCGCTTCAGGTAGCTCAAGCTGGAATGGCCGGTGCCGAAATCATCCACCGCCACGCGCACGCCGGCCGCCTTCAACTCCTCCAGCACGGTCAGCGCGTGCTCCAGGTCCTGCATCACCGCACCCTCGGTGATCTCCAGCTCGATCAGGTCTGGGGTGAGCGCATACTTCGCCATGACGCGCAGGAAGTCTTCGCTGGAGCGCTGGCGCAGCTGCCGGGGCGAGATGTTGACGGCCACCGGCACCGGCTCCATGCCCTGATCGATCCACTCGCGCATCTGCCGGCAGGCTTCCTCCAGCACCCAGTCGCCCAGCGGCACGATGAAGCCGGTTTCCTCGGCCACCGGGATGAACTCGCCGGGCGGGACCATGCCGTGGCCGGGCCGTTCCCAGCGCAGCAGTGCCTCGAACCCCTCCAGCGCGAAGTCGACCAGGGAGACCTTGGGCTGGTAGTGCAGCCGGTATTCGCCGGCCGCGAGCGCGGCGCGCAGGTCGCGGTCCAGCGCCAGGTGGCGGCGCGCCTGGTCGGCCATCTCCTTCTGGAAGAAGGCGTGGCGCCGGCCGCCCATGCGCTTGGCGGCGTACAGCGCGGTGTCGGCGGCGCGGATCAGCTCGTGCACGTCGTCGGCATGATCGGGGAACAGCGCGATGCCGATGGAGGGGCGCACGTAGTGCTCGGTCCCCAGCAGTTCCACCGGGGTGTCGAAGGCGGTGAGGATGCGCTGGGCCACGGCGGCGGACTCCTCGCCATCCGCGACCTCCTCCAGCAGGATGGCGAAGTCGTCGGAGCCGATGCGGCCCACCGTGTCGGCCGTGCGCACGGTGGCCTGCACGCGCTTGGCGACCTCCAGCAGCAGGGCGTCGCCCGCGTGGTGGCCCAGCGTGTCGGTGATCAGCTTGAAGCGCGACAGGTCCATGCACAGCACGGCGAAACGCCGGTTGTGGCGGCGCGCCCGCTCGACGGCGCTTTCCACCAGCGACTCGATGAGCGCGCGGTTGGGCAGGCCGGTCAGCCGGTCGCGGGTGGCGAGACGCAGCAGCTCGCGCTCGTGCTCCAGCCGTTCGGTGATGTCGGCCAGCACGGCGATGTAGTGGTGCCGCCCGCCCAGCGGCAGGCCGGACAGCGACAGCGACACCTCCGCCCGCGGCTGGCCGGGGCGCTCAATGCCCAGCCCTTCGGCGCGCACCGCCTTGCCGCCCGACGCGTTGGCCCGGCGCGTCTCGAACATGGCCTCGACCCGGCCGCGGTCCTCCTCGGCAAACAGGGCGGCGAAACCATGGCCGACCAGCTCCGGGCCGGCGAGGCCGAACAGCGACTCGGCGGCCGGGTTGTGCTCGGCGATGGCGCCGTCCTCGCCGACCAGGACGATCGCCTCGCCGACGTTGCGCATGATGCCGGACAGCCGCTCGTCGCGCTCGATGATGGCGCCGGCGGCGCGGCGGAAGTACTCCAGCGCGCGGGCCATGGCGCCGAACTCGTCGGTGCGGTCCTGGCCGGGGATGTCGATGTCCGTGCGCCCCTGGGTGAGGCGCGCCATGCGCGACGACAGCGCCTCCAGCGGCCCAAGCACGTGTTCCGACAAAAAGGCCGACAGCGGCCAGGACAGCACCAGCAGCAGCGCCAGGAAGCCGCCGAAGGCCAGCACGTTGCGGGTGAACTCGCGGTCCAGGTCGGCGGTGCCGAAGGCGGCGCCGATGGTCCAGCCCCACGGCTCGAACCGGCCGGTGGCGACGACGGCCCGGCCGCTCTCGGGCCAGCCGGCGGGCGCCTGCCCATCGGTGAAGACGGTCAGGCGGAAGACGTCGCCGCCCAGCCCCTGCACGGCCAGGGTGGCGCGGGCGCGGGCGTCGCTGACCGACAGCTCGCCACGCTGGACGGCGCCGTTCAGGCTGGCCAGCATGGACTGCGCGGACTCGACCAGCCCGGCGGCCAGCCGCTCGCGCTCGCCGATCATGCCCTGGCGCAGGAGGTACAACGCCGGAATGGCCGCCAACAGGCAGCCGAGCAGGCCGATGATGGTCAGCCAGCGGATCTTCCGACGCAGTGTCATGCCCTGCCGCACGTCCCTTCCGGCCGCGCGGGGAAGCAGCGGGCCGGGTTATGTTTCCGTAATCAAACTGACGATTTCATTACAGGGATGCAACATCTTTTTCGGCGTCGCGGCGCGGATTCTTGCGCCTTTTCGTTGCGGCTCGCGATCATTATCAATCGAAGGGAAGCTGATGCCCCTCCCCCGCCGGAGGCGGGGGAGGGAGACAATATCACGCCCCCGGATACAGGCGCTGGAAGCCCTCGGTCACCTTGGCGACGGTGGCGGGGTCGCGGTCGCGCCAGTAGCGGGGGTCGCGCATCAGGGCGTGCAGGTCGCCCTCGCCCGCCGCGGCGGCGGGCTCGCCGCGCTCCAGGGCCGAGGGTTCGCCGCCGGTCATCATCCGGTGAAGCGCCATCACCCCTTCATAGGTGGTCGACAGGCCCTCGACCGCCGCCGCCGGCAGGTTCTTGGCCGCCCAGGCGAGCAGCTGGCGCGACACCTCCCGCCATTTGGCCTCGCCGCCGAAATGCTCGACCAGACGTTCGACCTCGCGCTCGGCCTGGAACTCGGCGGCCAGCTGCTGGATCAGCGGCATCAGGTGCTCCGCCGCAAGGTCGTAGACCAGCTGCGCCTGCTGCGGCGAGAAGCCGGCGCCGTGCAGGCGGGCGTTGATCGCCGGATCCGGCGTGAACATGCCGTGGTCGCAGGCGATGCAGTAGCCGTCCGGGTTGTCCGGCACGCCGAGCAGGCTGTTGATGCGCGCCGGGTCGACGCCCGCCGCCAGCCGGCGTTCCAGCTCCAGGTAGGATTTCAGCAGCGCGTCGACGCGCACGGCGCCGGCCTGCGCGTCCCAGAACTTCTCGGGCAGCAGCGGCGGGCGGGCGCCGGATAACGACGGGTCCGTCGGCGGGGCGGCGGGTAAGCCCTCGGGCATGGTGGCGGTCAGCAGGTTTTCGGCCATGGCGGTTCTCCCAAGCAGGGGTCAGGGTGAGGTGGAGGTCCCCCGGCCGCGCGCGGCCAGGGCGAGGATGGTGGCGACGAGGGCGCGCTGGCCCTCCAGGTGGCGCAGCGCCGCCTCCGGCACGTCGGGGCCCAGCGTGCGGCCCAGCGTCATGGCGCGCAGCACGGCCAGCACGCGCTCCCCGTCCGGGCCGGCGAAGCAGCGGGCGAAGCTGGGCGCCGGGTCGTCCGTCGGGTTGGGGTTTGCGGGATCGGCGAACCAGTCCCAGCCGGCGGCGTCAGCCATGCGGCACCTCCGCCGGCACCGGTGGTGGTGGCGAGGGTGGCGGCGGGGCGGCGCTGCGCACCAGCTTGGCCGGGACGCCGAACGCCTCGGCCAGCCAGCGGGATGTCGCGGCGGCGTCCACCGTGGCCAGCGCCGAGGGGCCGAGCGCCTGCGCCGCCTCCAGCCAGCGCAGCGTCGCCTGGGCATCGCGCTGCGCCTGCGCCTGGGCCAGCGGCGAGCGGTGCTGGAGCTGCACCAGCCGGCCGTCGACCATCACGTCGGGGATCTCGCCGCGCCGGCGCAGGATGGCCACGCCGCGCAGCACCAGCGGGGTCAGCAGCTCCGCCTGCAGCCGGCCGTAGGTGGCGCCCAGCAGGCGCGCCATCTCGGCCGAGCGCTCCAGCACCTCGGTCGCCGTCATGCGCCCTTCGGCGATGGGGGCGAGGCGGTCGGCCATGAGCGCGTGGCGGATGCGCGCGCGCAGGTCGTCGAGCACGAGTTGGGAGACGTCGAACCGGCCGGGGGCGGCCAGCGGCGTCAGCCCGGCCGAGCCCACCGCCTTCGGGATGATGGTGCCGGGAACGAGGCGGATGCTGGCCGGGTTCAGCACGCCGTCGTCGTCCGCCTGCCAGATGCCGGTGACGGCGATGGAGGCGTTCTTCAGCACGAGTTCGACCACCTTGTTCGCCGTCTTGATGTCCGGCAGCGCCTTCATGACGGGGGAGCGGCCGTAGACCTCGCCCGGCGCCTTCAGCCAGCGGAAGCTGATGAACGGGGATTGGGCGAAGCGTCCCTCGGCCAGCAGAACCGGTTCGGCGATGCCGCTGTCCAGCACCACCGTCCAGCGGTAGGCGGTGCCCTCCGGCAGCACCGCCTCGACCACGGCGAAGCGGGCGTCGGGGTCCTCCTGCGCGCGGCGGCGCACCTCCTCCGGGATCTCGGCGGCGGCAAAACGCCGGACGATCTGGGCCAGCGTGCGCTCGCTGCGGCGGTAGGTGCCGTCCAGGCGGCCCTCCGGCCCCTCCTCCAGCACCGCCTCGGCCAGCGGCACGGCGGTGAAGCGGAAGCTGGACGCCTCCCCGGGAGCGGACTCCTCCATCAGCAGGCAGGCGGTGCCGACGGTGGCGAGGTCGAGGAAGGCCTGGTGCGCCTCCACGGCATAGTTGGAGCGGTCGAAGTGCGCCTGGGCGATGGCCGTGGCGCGGTCGAGCATGGGGGCGACGCGGTCGCGCTCGGCGTCCGACAGGTCGGGGCCGGGGACCAGCGCGAACCAGCTGGACCACGGCGGGGTGAGCTGCGCCAGCAGGCTGGCAGCCAGCTGCTCCACCGCGTCGGGCGCGGTGCCGTCGAACAGCCGGTCGACGCGGCGCTCGCCGGGGCGGGCGGCGTGCAGGAACGGCCGGCCGTTGGGCAGGGCGTAGTCGTAGCAGTCCTGCCAATGGTTCTCCCACACCGACCGGCGCTGGCGCGCGGCGTTGTAGCGTTCGAGGAGGAGGGCCGGTTCCGGTTGGGTCTTCTTCGCGGCGGTCACGGCGTCACTCCCCCAGGAGGCGCTTGCGCGCGGGCGCCAGCGCGTTGGTGTCGAGCACGCCGCGCCAGGAGGTGCGCACCGTCCCGGCGCGGCTGCGCGTGCGGCGCTGCATGGCCTTCTCGGCCACCGCCTCCGGGTCCTGGTCCGGCTCGGCGGGCGGCTGCTGCACCGGCGCTGGCGCAGGGGCCGGAGCGGGTGCCGGAGCCGGCGTGTAGGACGGCGGGGGCGGCGGGTTGGTCACCCACCAGGGCGGGTCCCATTGCGGCGGCGACGGCGTCACCACCGGCGCCGGTTCGACGACCGGCGCTGGCGGCGGGGCCGGCGGCGGGGTGGGCGCCGGAGGCGGAGGCGGCGTTTCGACCACAACTGGTGCCGGGGGCGGCGCCGGGGGCGGTGCCGGGGCGGGAGCCGGCGCGGGGGCGGGCGTCGGCGGCTTCGGGGCGGAGAAGAGGTTGGCCATGGACGGACCTCCGAAGAAACGGGGAGACGGGTCAGGCGCCGCCCAGGCGGCGGTACAGCTGCCAGGGCGTCAGCACGAAGGGGGCGTGCAGGCCCAGCACGCGCTTGACCGCCTCCACGCAGGTGAAGGGGCCCCAGGGGGCGGGGCGCGTCAGGCCGCGGCGCACCGGGGCGGCGACCACCGTCATGCCGAGCGAGCGGAACCAGCCCGGCACGTCCCAGCCGGCCGGTACGCCCAGCACGGCGACGTCGGTGAAGGGCGCCAGCGGGTCCACCACCACCCAGTGCCGCCCGTCGTCGAGCGCCACGAAGCAATGGCGGAAGCCCGGCCGCAGCAGCCGCAGCCACCACAGCTCGGCCGCGCCGCTGAACACCACCCAGGCGCGCGGGGCCGGCGGGACCGGCGCCGAGGCGGGACGGCTCACGGTGCTAGTCCCGCCTGCACGATGCCCTTCTCGCGCAGCAGCGGGCCGATGTGGTCGAACGCCTCGCGCCACAGGGTGCTGGCGCGCTGCTCGCGGAACCGCTCGGGGTCGGGCGCCATCAGGCGGCGGCCGTAGTGCACCAGCACGTGCAGGTGGTCGCGCACCAGCCGGCGCTGGCGGTACAGCCGGTCCACGGCGCGGATCACGTCGCCGGGCTCGCACGGGCGGGGGACCAGACCCTTGCCGGCCGTCACGCGCGCCCCTTCCGCCTTGGCCTCGTGCGCCTGGACGGACCAGAACCACGCCTCCTCGGCGCTGCCGAACGGAACGCCGCCCGGACTGTCGGGGAGGCTGGCGGCGAGGGCGGCCGTGGGGGCGGCCGTGGGGGCGGCCGGCTTGGGCCGGGAACGGGGGTGGGCGAGGATCATCGGCAAGGGCTCCCGTGCGTCTGCCGGCGGACCGTGGCGGGCGCCCGCTCGTCCGTGGCGGGCATCACCGCCGCAGGCACGCGGCATGGTGGAACAAGTGTTCTTCTTATGTTCTGTTTATATTCCTATGTCAAGCGAATTGTGAAAACGTTCCTAGGGACAGGGAAGTCGGTTTCTGAGACTATGGTCCCATGTTGAAACACGCGGACATCTGGCGGGCGATCGACCGCCTGGCAGCCCAACACGGGCTGTCGGCCTCCGGGCTGGCGCGCCGCGCCGGGCTCGATCCCACGACCTTCAACAAGAGCAAGCGCACCACCGGCGACGGCAAGCTGCGCTGGCCCTCGACCGAGAGCATCTCGAAGGTGTTGGACGCGACCGGCGCCTCGCTGCCGGAGTTCGTCAGCCTGGTGGGCGACGGCGTGGCCGGCGGGCCGATGCAGCGCGTGCCGGTCATCGGCTATGCCCAGGCCGGCAACGCCGGCTATTTCGACGATGCCGGCTACCCCGCCGGCGCCGGCTGGGACGAGTTGCTGTTCCCCAGCCTGGGCGATCCGCACGCCTATGCGCTGGAGGTGTCGGGCGAGAGCATGGAGCCGGTGTACCGCGACGGCGACACCATCATCGTCTCCCCCGCCGCGCAGATCCGCCGCGGCGACCGCGTGGTGGTGCGCACCAAGGGCGGCGAGGTGATGGCCAAGCAGCTGACGCGCGAGACCGCGACGCGGATCGAGCTGATGTCGATCAACCGCGCCCACCCCGACCGTGTCATCCCGCGCAACGACATCGCCTGGATGGCGCGCATCATCTGGGCCAGCCAGTAACGGCGTCCTAGGATTTTATTCTTGCAGGTAGTCGTGTCCTCGGGCAGCATTGCCCGCATGACGCGCGCTGTCCCACCCTGCCCTACGCCGCTACTCCCCATTCCGCTGGACGACCTTGAACGCTGCCACGACGGCGCGCCGCCGGCGGCGGCCCTGCGAATGGCGCTGCTGGGCGGCCGTGGCCGGGCCGAGTCGCTGGCGCACGCCGCAACCGTGCGTCATCACGCGCGATTGGCGGCGGACGCGCGCCTGGGTGCGGCACGGCGACGCATGATGTTGAAAGCGGCCGAGGTTGCCGGGGATGGCTGGCTGAACCGCCTCGCGGCGACGCTGGCGCACCACCGCCAT